TAACTGAAATAATGTGTGAATGTAAATTTAAGTAAATATTATGGAACTGAAAGACTGGTTAAACTCAATTAATCTTTCAAAAGAAGATTTGTCTGAAAATATAAAACAATATCCACCATATATCATTAACAAATGCCTATCCGGTAACCTTGATTGCATTCTTTATGCAAATGAGATGAATGTGAATCATCATTTAAGTAAGGATATGCAATATGCATTTTACTTACACGCCATAAGAAAAATGAGGAGATTTTCTCCTTGGATAAATAAAAAGAAAATTGAAGACATTGAGATTATCAAAAAATATTATGGTTACAGTAATGAAAAGGCTATACAATCTTTGAAAATCCTAAATAATTCTCAGATTAACTTCATAAAACAAAAATTTGAAAAAGGTGGGTAAAATGGTAAATCAATCAAGCGAACCTCAGGTAAAATGGTCTCCTGAGATGATGGTGGAAGTAATTCTCAATGAACCTGATGACTTTTTGAAGGTTCGTGAAACACTTACCAGGATTGGAGTAGCTTCAAGAAAAGAAAAGAAATTATATCAGTCCTGCCATATTCTTCATAAACAAGGTAGATATTATATTGTTCACTTTAAAGAACTTTTTGCTCTTGATGGTAAGCACGCAAATCTTACTGTAAATGATGTTCAGCGTCGCAATCGTATAGTTCGTCTTCTTGCAGACTGGGGACTAATTGGGGTTGTTAAAGAAGATGCTGTAATTGACATTGCTCCTCTTAATCAAATTAAAGTTATTTCATACAAAGAAAAGGGTGAGTGGATTTTGGAACAAAAATATAATATTGGGAAGAAAACAAAATCTCAAGATGAAGAATAAATAAATCTTTTTATCTCTTTGGGGTTAAAATGGCATAAAGGGAAGTAGGGTTTTTACTACTTCTTTTTTTATGTCTTGTGGTAATATATATTGTGGATGCCGAAAGGATCCACACAATCAAACCTCGCTTAACAAGGAGTTATTAAAATGACTAACCTAGCAAGATACACTTCTGCAGATCTTCCGCAGTTGATGGATAGAATCACTCGTAATAGTATTGGTATGGATCAATATTTTGATCGTCTCTTTAATCTTCATGAAACATCATCGAATTATCCTCCATACAATTTAGTTCATGTAAGTAATGTTGAGTCTAGATTAGAACTTGCCCTTGCCGGATTTAGAAAGAAAGAAGTCAATGTCTACACTCAAGATGGTAAACTTTTTGTCGAAGGTCAAAAAGAAGATAAAGAAACGGAAACTAACTACCTGCACAAAGGTCTGGCTCAACGGAGTTTTACTAGAGCATGGACACTCTCTGATGACACGGAAGTTAGATCAGTTGATTTTGAGGATGGGCTTTTGACAATTGTTCTTGGTAAAATTATTCCAGATCATCATAAGAGAAAGGATTGGTTCTAAATAATATTGGGCAATCCCCAAATATCGTCGCTGTAAAGAGGGGAACCTGGCAAAAACCAGGTTGACACCCCTCTTTTTTGTGGTATAATAAATTGAGATCCAAATAGACTATGACTGTAAAAATTGCTGTATTTAAATCTGGAGAGCAAGTTATTTGCGATATAAAAGAAGGATTTGATCAAGATAAACTCATTACATATCTGTTAGAAAATCCTTGTAAAATTAAAATTAATAGTAGGCATAAGTATTCTATTAATAATGAAGATCAGAAGGAACAAATGCACATTTCTTTGGAACCTTGGCCCACTTTTTCTGGAGATTCTGTAGTTCCAATTGTTACAGACTTTTTGGTGACTGCAGTTGAACCTGCAGCAGGATTGAAAAAAATGTATGAGGAGCAATTTAAAAATGAAACCAATCAAACTGATTCTATTGATGAACAATCAGATTCTGATCAGTCAGGTTGAAGAAGTAACCTCTGAGCTTGGAGAACCTGATTGTAGATTAACTGAACCATTTTTAGTAGATCAATCAGGTTCAACTTTATCACCTTGGTTGATTGAGTTTACAACTGAAAATCAATATATGATATCATCAGACAAAATTATAACTCTCTCTGATCCAAAACCAACCTTACTTGAAAAATATCAGGATTTGATTAAATGAAGTTTTATACAAACGTGCAAATGATTGGGAACAAGTTCCTAGTTCGTGGTTATGAGAATGGTGAGCACGTTATGTTCAAAGATGAATATAATCCAACACTTTATGTTAAAAGTAATAAGGAAACTAAATATAAAACATTAGATGGTGAGTATGTTGAGGCAATTCAACCGGGAACTGTGAAAGATTGTCGTGAATTTTATAAAAAGTATGAAGGAGTTCAGAACTTTAAAATTTACGGTAATGACAGATATGTTTATCAGTATATTTCTGACAAATATCCTCAAGATGAAATTAAGTTTGATATTAATAAAATCAAGCTTGTAACTCTTGATATTGAAGTGGGATCTGAAAATGGATTTCCTGACCCAAAAGTTTCTGATCAAGAAATTCTTCTTATTACAATTCAGGACTATTCTACTAAACAGATTATTACTTGGGGGAATGGTCCTTTTAAGAATAAGCAAAGTAATGTTTCTTATAGAGAATTTACAAATGAGTATTCTCTTCTAAATGATTTTTTATATTATTGGGAACATAATATGCCAGAAGTTGTTACTGGTTGGAATGTTCAGTTCTTTGATATTCCTTTCATTTATGGGAGATTGGAAAAAGTTCTTGGGGAAAAAAGAGCTAAATCATTTTCTCCTTGGGGATTGGTGAGTAAAGAGGAAGTATTTATCAATAATAGAACAAATTTATTGATGGATATTGGTGGAATTACTCAACTAGATTATCTTGATTTATATAAAAAATTTACTTATAAGGCACAAGAATCTTATCGTCTAGATCACATTGCTAATGTGGAACTTGGGGAGAAGAAATTAGATCACTCAGAATTTGATACTTTCAAAGATTTCTACACCAATGGATGGCAAAAGTTTGTAGAATATAACATCATTGACGTGGAACTTGTTGATAGATTGGAAGATAAGATGAAACTGATTGAACTTGCTTTAACTATGGCATTTGATGCCAAGGTTAATTTTGGAGATGTATTTTATCAGGTTCGTATGTGGGATAATATTATTTACAATTATTTGAAAAAGAGAAATATTGTAATTCCCCCAAAAGATAGGTCTGAAAAGAATGAAAAGTATGCTGGAGCTTATGTTAAAGAACCAGTTCCTGGTATTTATGAATGGATTTTGTCTTTGGATTTGACATCTCTATATCCTTCCCTCATTATGCAATATAATATTTCTCCAGAAACTCTCCTTGATGAAAAATATTCAGGAGTATCTGTTGATAAATTATTGAATAAAGAAATTAATATTGAAAATATTGACGGAAAATGTGTATGTTCAAATGGTTGTATGTATGATACAACTAAAAGGGGAATATTTTCAGAACTTGTGGAAAAAATTTTTAATGATAGACAGTATTTTAAAAAAGAAATGTTGAAGGAAAAAAATAGACTGGAGGAAATTGAAAGTGAATTAAAGAAAAGAGGAATTGATTTAAATACTTTATAATATAAATAATAAAGAGTGTTTAAGTCAAATGAATTATTTAAAATCTTATTGTAAGTTAATTAGAACTGCTGAAAAAAGAAATTGGAAAAGGAAAAATATTGATTTTTATATCGAAGAACATCATATTTTTCCAATATCAATCTATGGAAAAAATGACAGAATAGTTGGATTGACACCAAGAGAACATTTTTTGGCACATTGGTTACTTTATAAAATTTGTATGAAAAGATATGGTCTAAGAAATAATAAAACATTTAGTATGGGTTCTGCTTTTGCTATGATGTGTGTTACTAATGATTTGCAAGAAAGGAATTATACATCTAGGAAGTATGAGATAGTTAGAAATTGTTTATCTACTATAAGAACTGGAAAGTCTAGAGACGATATGAAAGGGAAAAAATATTTTGGGGCAAGTGAAGATGTTATAAAAGAAGGTATAGAAAAGATGAGGAAAAAGAAAACGGGAATGAAGATAGAATATCCAAAAAATAGAAAATCTTCTCCCTGTTCATCAGAAAAAATAAAAAAAATATCAGAAACTAGAAAAAATACAAGAGTTAAATTTATTTCTATGAGTGAAGAAGAATTTGAATTGTGGATCTCCAAACAAAATTTTTATAGGAAAGATGGTGCGAGAAATTCAAATGTTACTCGTACATTAATGTGGAGAAATATTCCTTTGGAGAAATACTATGGGACTTGATTATTCAAAAATTTCTACAGATGAGTTGAAAAAGCAACGTCAAAATTGTATTAAAAGTATTTCGAAATATACAAATAATCAAATGGCAAGAAAAATACAACTTAATAGTTTGTATGGGGCAATAGGAAACGCATACTTCAGGTATTACAAACTAGCAAACGCAGAAGCAATTACTCTTTCTGGTCAACTCTCAATTCGTTGGATTGAAAATAGAATGAATCAGTTTCTAAATAAGATTTTAAAAACTAAGGATGTAGATTATGTCATCGCATCTGACACAGATTCAATTTATCTTAATCTTGGACCTATTGTTAATAAATTTTTTAATAATAAAGTTGGGAACAAGAACAAGATTGTGGAACTCTTGGATAAGATATGTCAAGAGCAGTTTGAACCGTTCATCGAATCCAGTTATAAAGAACTTGCGTCATATGTCAATGCATATGAGCAAAAAATGCAAATGAAGAGAGAAAATATTGCCGATCGTGGAATATGGACTGCTAAAAAAAGATATATCTTGAATGTCTGGGATAGTGAAGGTGTTCGATATGAAGAACCTAAACTTAAGATGATGGGAATTGAAGCAGTCAAATCTTCTACTCCAGCACCTTGTCGTAAGATGATTAAAAATGCTCTTAAGTTGATGATGAGTGGTACTGAGGATGATGTAATTGATTTTATTGAGAAATGTCGCTCTCAATTTAATAAATTTTCGCCAGAAGAAATAGCATTTCCTAGAACTGTAACTGATGTGGAAAAATGGAAATCATCATCTGGAATCTATAGTAAGGGAACACCCATTCACGTTCGTGGAGCACTTCTTTTCAATCATTATATTAAAGAGAAAAAATTAACTAACAAATACTCTTTGATTCAAAATGGCGAAAAGATTAAATTTTGCTACTTAAAAAAACCAAACATTATTCATGAGAATGTGATATCTTTTATATCAGATTTTCCGAAGGAATTTGGTATTGACAAGTATATTGATTATGAACTACAATTTGAAAAAGCATTCTTAGAACCACTTAAATCAATTCTTGATGCTATTGGATGGAAAACAGAAAAAACAACTAGTCTGGAGGACTTTTTTTCATAATGGATTTTTTAAAGGACATTGTAAAGGAAATTGGTGACGATTACACACAACTTGCATCTGAAATTGATGAAACTGAAACTTATGTAGACACAGGTTCATATATTTTTAACGCATTAGTTTCTGGTAGTGTATTTGGTGGTGTATCTGGAAATAAAATTACTGCCATTGCTGGTGAGTCTTCTACTGGCAAAACTTTCTTTTCTCTTGCTGTTGTTAAAAATTTTCTTGATAGTAACCCAGATGGTTACTGCCTGTATTTTGATACTGAAGCAGCGATCACTAAATCTCTTTTGGAGAGTCGTGGAGTTGATACAACCAGAACTGTTGTTGTCAATGTCGTAACAATTGAAGACTTTCGTACCAAAGCATTGAAAGCTGTAGATATCTACTTAAAGAAACCTGTAGAAGAACGCAAACCTTGTATGTTTGTGCTAGACTCTTTGGGTATGCTCTCAACTGAGAAAGAAATCAAAGATGCTCTAGATGATAAGCAAGTTCGTGATATGACCAAATCACAACTTGTAAAGGGTGCATTCCGAATGCTAACTCTCAAGTTGGGTCAAGCAAAAATTCCAATGATTGTGACTAATCACGTATATTCCGTAATTGGACAATATGTTCCTATGCAGGAAATGGGTGGGGGTTGTTTAGTTGCGGGAACTAAGATACAAACAGAAAATGGTTCTATTCCTATTGAATCTATTCAAGTTGGTGACAAAGTGAGAACTATGTTTGGTTATTCATCAGTTACTCACACTTTCCATTTCACCGACAAAGATGTTTATGAATTGGAATTGGAGGATGGAGAAACTATTAGATGTTCTGGTGAACATAAATTTTTAGTAGATACTGGAGATGGTTATGAATGGAAATCTGTTACTGAGTTATTACCTTCAGATACTATCAAATCTATGTGAAAGTTGGTTCTGGACTAAATAATAATAGTTTAGTCCAGAACCTTGTTTTTATCAAATAAGTATACTGATTGTTATTTCCGTATTATTAATAAGGCAAATCTTAGGAAACTTCCTCAAATTACTGAATGTCATCATATTATACCTAAATCATTAGGTGGAGGGGAAGAAGCAGAAAACAAAGTATATTTAACACCAAGAGAACATTTTGTCTGTCACCATCTTCTTCTGAAAATGTTGGAGGGAAAATTAAAGCAGAAAATGTGTTATGCCTTTTATAATATGAAACGTAGTAATGGTAATGGTGTTAGATGTAAAAATGTCAATTCTTATGATAGAATAAGATCACACTACTCACATCTTACTTCGGGTGAAAACAATCCATTTTATGGTAAGGGACATTATGGATTTTCTAACCCGATGTCAAACCCTGAAGTTCGGGAGAAACATAAACAAATCGTTTCTTCACCTGAACATAGAAAGAAGATGAGTGATAAAATGTCTGGTGAAAATAATCCATTTTACGGAAGAACTCATTCAGATGAAACCAAGAAACATCTTTCTGAGTTGGCGTCTCAGAGAATAGGTAAAAACTCTCCCCGTTATGGGAAGAAACACAAACAAGTTGTTTGTGAACACTGCCAAAAACAAATCACTTACCCAATGTATAAGAGGTGGCATGGAACGAACTGTAAAATCTATAAAGAAAATAAAAACTGAAGATGTTTATGACATCACTGTTGAGGGAGAACATCATTATATTCTTGATAATGGTGTTGTGTCTCATAACTCTGGTCTTAAATATGCTGCTTCTACAATCATTTATCTTTCTAAAAAGAAGGAGAAAGATGGAACAGAAGTCATTGGAAATATTATTAAAGCAAAGACTGCAAAATCACGCTTGAGTAAAGAAAATAAGGAAGTAGAGATTCGCTTGTATTATGATGAGAGGGGGCTAGACCGATACTATGGTCTCTTGGAGCTTGGAGAAATCGGTGGACTTTGGAAAAATGTAGCAGGACGCTATGAAATTGATGGTAAGAAAATTTATGGGAAACAAATTCTTGCAGAACCTGAAAAATATTTTACGCCCGAATTAATGGAGAAACTTGATGAAATTGCGAGACACGAATTTAGTTACGGTAAGTAAAACACCATTATCACTATTTCCAATACCTGTTGAAATCTTTAATTTTAATAATCATTATCACGATTTAAATGTATCTTTAATTGAAGATATAATTAAAGAAAAGAATAATGATCCTTCTGGTGCTAATCACAGCAATATGTGGGGGTGGCACAGTAAAACAAATTTGGAAAGAGTTTATGAGAGTTTTACTAGACTCAAAGATATAATTGAATCATGTGGAAATGAGTATTGTAAACAGTATGGATATAAAGATGGTTTAGTATGCTCAGATCTTTGGGCAAATGTGAATGGTCCTAATGATTTAAATTTTAATCATCACCACGGAACTTCTGCTCTTGCTGGTGTTTATTATCCAGTCGAATCAATACTTGACTGTGGTTGTATTTTCAACTACACTAATAATAACCCATTAAAAGGTGGCACTTGGAATAATGTTGATGGGGGATCTCTTGTTTTTCAAGATCCTTCCTACGGAAAGAAAATCCATCTCATAAAGGATAAAGATTCTCCGTATAATGTAGATTTTTATCATTTATATCCAACTTCTGGAGTTTTGGTTTTATTTCCAACCTACTTATTGCATAGTGTACTTCCATTCAGAGATGATAAAACTAGGGTAAGTATATCTTTTGCATTTATCTATGGATAAAATTGAATTTTTAATATTGAAGTGTCTTATTAACAATGAAGAATATGCTAGAAAAGTTTTACCCTTTATTAAGGAAGAATATTTTGAAGAATTTGAGCAAAAGGTAGTATTTCAAGAAATTTCTAAGTTTATTCTTGAGTATAATAAAATTCCCACAAAGCAAATTCTTGATATTGAAGTTGAAAAACGTAATGATATCAATGGAGATCAATATAAATCCATAAGCCAACTAGTTGATAATCTTGATGAAATTGCTGTTGAATATAAATGGTTGATTGATTGTACAGAAAAATGGTGTAGAGATCGTGCAATTTATCTTGCCCTGATTGAATCTATTCAACTGGTAGATGATAAGGGTGATAAAAATAGAGATGCAATTCCATCAATATTGCAAGATGCTCTTTCAGTTTCATTTGACAATCACGTAGGCCATGATTATCTTCAGGACTACAAAGGAAGATTTGAATTTTATAATAAAAAGGAGGAACGAGTTGAATTTGATTTGGAATATTTTAACAAAATTACCAAAGGTGGTCTCCCTAATAAAACTCTCAATATCGCACTTGCTGGTTGTGTTCACCCAGAAACCAAAGTTAAGATTAGATTTAGGAAGATTTCTTGATTTTGGAGTTTGGTGCTGGTTCTCCTGTTCCAAATTTCCAACCTTCGTTTAATTTAGTATCAACATCTTCTGGAAGTATTCTTTTCCATCCTTTTGTTCCTGGTAAGTGCATTACCTTTTTGCCTTTGTGTGCCTTTCCTCCAAGAGATGCTCTTTCCCTTCTTCCTTGATTTGATGCCCAGTAATTAAATTCTTTTGATGCTCTCTTTTTTCCTCCAAGAGATGCTCTTTCTTTTCTGCCTTCTTCTGTGCTCCAATAATAAAAATTTTTAACTTTATTGTTTAGATATTCTTGTTTTTGAGTTTCTATTCCTTTAATCATCCATTCTTTTCTTTCTTCTACTGGTGTTGAAAAGAAACCAAGTTGATTATCTCTACAAAACTCTCCAATTATTTTTCTATGTTGTGGTGATAAATTAGCACCTAACATTTTCATAGATCTTAAATCATTTGGATTTTTGTAAATCTTCCAAAGTAAATAGTGTGCTATGATGTGTTCTCTAACATTCAAGTATGTGAGGTTGCAATCATCATCTGTTCCTCCCATATGTTTAGGAACAATATGATGCTCGTGTAGTCCTGAATATTTCTTATAGTTTTCTCTTCTTAACTTATTGCCTTCGCATAAGTTAGAATAGATACGATCAAACATTCCCTGTCCCTGCTACTGTTATTATTTATATAAAATGTGGATTGAAAAAGAAACATCAATTGCTGAAATCAAAACATTACTTGATAATGGATATGAGGTAGAAGTTGATTCGCCTGATGGATATGTTCCAGTCAATTTCTTTATTAACAAAGGAATGTATGATGAATATGTTTTAAAGGTTGATGGTGAAGAACCAATTAGGTGTAATGCCGATCATTTATTTGAAACATCTTTTGGGTGGATGAAAGCATCGCATCTTTTTGAAAAATATAAGACAAATCATTTTTTAACTAAAAATGATTATAAACTTGGTAGTGTCTTTAAAACAGGAAATCAAATACCTATTGTTGATATTAATGTAAATCACCCAAATCATAGGTATTATACTAATGGTGTTTCTTCTCATAATACTGGTGTGGGTAAATCTCTATTCATGTGCCATGTGGCTAGCTCCGTCTTGCTCCAAGGGAGGAATGTACTCTACATTACAATGGAAATGGCAGAGGAGAAAATTGCTGAGCGAATTGATGCAAACCTTTTAAATATCCCAATTCAGCAATTGACAGATCTTCCAAAGTCAATGTTTGAAACCAAAGTTACAAACATTTCTAAAAAAACTCAGGGAACTTTTATAATTAAAGAGTATCCAACTGCTTCTGCACATGCTGGACACTTTAAATCACTTCTTAATGAACTTGCACTTAAGAAATCATTTAGACCTGATATTATTTTCATTGATTACCTTAATATTTGTGCTTCCTCTAGATATAGGGGAAACCTTTCTGTCAATTCTTATTCGTATATTAAGGCAATTGCTGAAGAACTTCGAGGATTGGCGGTGGAATTCAATGTCCCCATCGTTTCTGCTACTCAAACCACTCGCAGTGGTTATGGTAGTTCTGATGTTGAACTTACTGATACTTCTGAATCCTTTGGTCTCCCTGCTACTGCTGATCTTATGTTTGCCCTTATTAGCACTGAAGAGTTGGAGGAGTTGGGGCAGATTATGGTAAAGCAACTGAAGAATCGTTATGCTTCAACTGATAAATATAGAAGGTTCGTCTTAGGAATTGATAGGTCAAAAATGAGATTATATGACTGCGAGCAATCAGCTCAAGAAGATATTCTTGACAACAGCAAAGAAGACGAGTATGATTTCCATGAGGAAAACAAACCCAAGAAAACATTTGAAGGATTTAAATTCTAATATGACTAAAGAAATTGATACTAAAAAGTACATCGAATTTGTTTCTAAAACTACAAGTGCTCCAAGTTCTGATTATGCTGCACTTATGACTCGACTGACTCAACTAGAAACAGAAGATGCAAATGTTCCAAAACTTATGACTGCCGCATTTGGACTTTCTGCTGAAGCAGGTGAATTTACTGAAGTTGTAAAAAAGATTTTCCTTCAAGGCAAACCATACAATGAAGAAAATGTATTTCATATGAAAAGAGAACTTGGAGATATTTGTTGGTACATGGCCCAAGCATGTATGGCACTTGATACTTCATTTGAAGAACTGATGCAAATGAATTATGAGAAGCTAAGTGCAAGATATCCAGAAGGAACTTTTGATGTATGGCGTTCTGAAAATCGTAAGGATGGAGATCTTTAATACTTAGACCCTTAAGGGTCTTTTTTTATAAATATCCATAGAACAATATAAAGTATTTCAAATGGATTCTAGAGAACTTTTGGGACTTATAGAAGCATATACTGCAGTATATAATGAAGATCTTCGTGAAGATCTTTATGAGGAGTATGAGTATGTTGATAATCTTTACGATGAAGAACTGGAAGAAGTTGTAGAAGAAGTTATCTACGATCTTCTTGATGAAGGATATGATTTTGAAGATGTCGAAGATATTCTCAAAGTAAATCTTATTGGAGAAGTTCTTTCCGAAGCAAGAGTTGATATGGCAGCTCGTGCAGCAAGACGTAAGGAAGCAGATGCAGCATCTGAAAGATCTGCTAAAGAGGCAAGAGGTAGAGCAGCAGCAAAAGAGAGATCTGAAAAAAGAGCAGAAAGAATTGCAAGAGTTAAGGGTGCAATTAAAGGTGGGATTGATAAAGTAAAATCTGCTATTAGGTCTGGAGTTTCTAAAGCAAAGGAAGCTGGAAGACAGGCTAAATTCCAAGCAGTAGATAAAAGAGTTGCTAAATATGCAACTGATAGGAATCTTCATCCATCTGCAGGAATGGCAGCAAGATCTAAGGATCCTGAAAAGAGAAGAGCATTAAGAAAAAAAGTTGCTGGTGATATTGCATCTAGAGCACAAGTTGCTGCATATAATAGAGGAAGAGAAGTTGCTCAATCTGCAAGTGATACTGCAAGAAGAGCAAAGCAAGGTGCTAAAAATTTGGCAACAAGAGCTGGCAGAGAAGTATCTGGTGCTAAGTCAGCAGTTAAGAGTGGAGTAAAGGGGGCAATTAGAAGAGCAGCAGAGAAAGTTGCTTCTGGTGCTTCTAGAGTTGCTAAGAGAATGAGTGAGGATTTTGAAGTTTGGGTAGAAGATCTTTTAAATGAAGGATATGATCTTTCTGAATATACTTGGGAAGAACTTGGTGATATCTATCTGTCTGAAGCAAAAAAATTAAGACCTGCGTCAGAAAGAATGGCAAGAACAATGACTTCTGCAGATAGAAAAAGGCAAAAAAGAGAACGTGAATTGAGAGATGCTGGACAGCAAGCATTGGCAGATATTCGTGCATTGTCTAAAGCAGAAAGAGATAGATCTTCTGTAAATAACCAATCTTCTTCTAATCGTTCTACTCCTGATGCAGAAGTTCGCAGGATTCCAAAAGGACAAAAGGTTGATAGACTTGCAATGCAAGCAAAGAAAGCAATGGGTGAAGAAGTTGAAGTTTTTGATGTTGTTTTAGATTTTCTTTATTCTGAAGGTTACGTAGAAACTTTGGAAGAAGCAGAGTGGATTATGGCAAATGAATTTGACTCTGAAGATATTGATGCCATTTTAGAGGTATATGAATTGACTGAAGCAGGAAGAATGCATAGTTCATCTGCACAACAAGCAGGATTCAAGAAAATTAAAGATATGGAATCTGGTGGACCAGGTGCTGGTAAAGTTAGAAGTGATGGTGAAATCAGAAACGAAAGGGGTGGACAAGCATTTTTAGATAAAATTGCTGCAGCAAAGAAAAAAATGAAGTGACATAGTAAGACCCCCCCCCTTGACAAATCTGTTGAGGGGGTTTTATACTATTAGAACTTACATGAGATTATGGTAGATCTAAGAATTGGCAATTGCATTGAATTGGCAAAAAATCTTGAAGATAATTCTATTGATTGTATAGTAACTTCTCCCCCATACAATAAGTGTGGTGTTGGTGGAGGATTATTTCGTAAAATTGAATATGCAGATTTTGATGATACTCTTCCAGAACAAGAGTATCAGATTCAGCAAATCGAACTTTTAAATATTTTATTTGAAAAAATAAAAACTTCGGGATCTTTATTTTATAATCATAAAGTTAGATACTACAAAGGCAGTGCAATTTCTCCCTGGGAATGGTTGACTAAAACTAAGTGGAATATTCGGGAAGAGATAGTTTGGAATCGTGGCAGTGGCCCCGAAATTTCTGGATATAGATTTATTCAAACAGATGAAAGAATTTATTGGTTGTGTAAAGGAGATAAACATCCACGTTTACCTAGACGTTGTGCTGAATGGACTAGTGTTTGGAAATTTAACCCTGAAATGAAAAATCCTCATCCTGCTCCATATCCAATTCAACTTCCTGCAAGATGCATTCATGCTGTAATGCAAGAACCTGGTGTTGTTCTTGATCCGTATAGTGGATCTGGAACAACTGGACTTGCTGCAACTCTATTGGGACATCAATACATAGGATTTGATTTGTCTGAAAAATATCATGAAATGGCTAGGAAAAGAATTGAAAATCCATCTGAAACTGATATTAAAAAGTTTTTTGATGAAGTTGGAAATAATGTTCAAACTTCTACAAGTATATTTGATAGATTGTAAATATAAATAATTTTAGGATATAAAATCTAAAAAGTTTGTAGTCAAATATTATGGCTAGAAAACTAAGAAAGAGCTCTGTAAAATTAAAGCCACTTTTAGTTTCACAAAGAGAAAAATTAAAAAAGCAAAGATCTAAAAGTAGAATTGAAATACTTCAGGAAAATATAAAATATATTAGTGATCCTGAAGATATAATGATAGAAATTATTGATTTATTTAAAGAAACTCATGTAATTCCTGAAGTTGGAAATTATTATACTTTCATATATAATGCAAAAACTCCAAATTTACTATATGATCAACATCCATTAATTGCCGCAATAGAGAATCATAGATGGGGATTTAGAGGTTTAAATTTTCATTGGAATGAAATTAGAAATTATACTTGGAATGAAGTTGCTGGATTTTTGCATGTAGTGGAGGATGATGAAATTATGTCCATGAGAAATATAAATTATGCCAAATATATGAGAAAATAAATATAGTATAATAAAAAAAAGTATGAAAAAATTCTCTGCATTTATATCAGAAGCAAAAGAATCTCTTGCATCTCAAAGAGCCAAAAAGATGGGTCTTAGGGGAGATGGTCATGGATCGTGGTATAATGCAGCTGGAGAATTTATTGCTAAAACTGAAGGTGGGGAATTAAAATTTTATACCAAGGGGCAGAGAACTCCTGGAAAAGATGTTCCTCCAGACCAGCAAAAAAAACCTCAAGAATTTCAAAAAGTTCAGCAGCAAGAACCGGCACCAGAAGATAGTGAAGGTAAAAAAGTAACTTTAGTATTTGGTAAGTTCAATCCACCAACTAAAAAGAATCTGCAATTGTTCAACTATGCAAAAATGGTTGCTGCTGGATCTGATTTGAGGATTTATCCTTCTAGGTCACAAGACTCTAATATGAATCCTTTAAAACCAGATACTAAAATTGAGTTTATGAAAAAAATGTTTCCATCATTTAAAGATAATATTGTAAATGATGATGAGTCTAATACTATTTTTGATGTTCTCAAAAAAGTTGAAAATGATGGATATAGTGATGTAACTATTGTGGTTGGATCTGATAGACTTGGTGAATTTAAAAGTCTTGCTCAAAAATATAATGGAACTCTTTATAACTTTGATGATATTAGTGTAGTTGCTGGTACTGAGAAAGATGGCGATAATGAAATGTCATCCAAAATGAGGGAGTTTGTTTCCCAAGACAATTTTGCTTCGTTTAAGTCTGGACTCCCTTCTAATTTTAAAGATGGTGAAAAATTATTTAAAAAAGTAAAGTCTGGAATGGGATTAGATGCTAAAAAAGAGGGAGTTGAATTGTGGAGAATTGCTCCCAAATTAAGATATAAAAATCTCAGAGACAATTATATTGGAGGTAATATTTTTAAGAGTGGAACAATTGTGGAAAATATTAATACTGGATTGAGGGGTAAGATTATTCGTCGTGGAACTAACTATCTCATCTGTGCTACTGAAGAAAATCTAATGTTCAAATCTTGGATTACTGATGTAGTAGAGAAAAAATCATTTACTGATGTATCTGGTGTTCCTGCAGATCAAAGAGAAGTTGGAACTCCAGCACTTACCAAATACACAATGAAAATGGCAGATGTGAAGAAAATTCGCAATTTCATAAATAAGTATAAGGCTAAAAAGTAAAACATTTTATACTCATGACTCATCTTAACGATATTAGTAAAGTTTACTTGGAAGAAGTTGCCAAGAAAAAGGAAGACAACCAATATCTTGAGACTGACTTTAAAAAACGTCAAGAAAATAATGAGAAAGCTCGTAAGGATCTTATGAAAGGTCCTCAGATGAAAAATCCACATTTTGAAGAGAAAGATCCATTTGGCAGACCTGGTGGCAAGTATGGTGGTGTTCCCAAAAAGGGTGGTGGATATGATAGGGCATATCAAGCTAACATGAAAAAGATTAAAGAGTTGGAACAGAAAGAAGCACTTGATCCAGTAGGGCAAGAAGATGCAGATGTTGACAATGATGGTAAGGAGAATACTAAGTCTGATAAGTATCTTCTAAAACGCCGTAAGGCAATTTCTAAAGCAATGAAAGAGGCAGTTCATTCTACTGCTAAGCAGATGCATTCTCCGCACGAAGTTCCTTCTGGAAATCTAAAAGATCTTGTAAAGAAGGCAGTCAAGAGAATTGATACTGATGTTGATGGTGATACTGACAACAATGATAAGGCAAAGGGAGAACTTGGTGAGTTTATTCCTGGTGTAGGAAATAAAAGATTATATTCAACAACTAGAACTACAACAGCAAAAGAATCATTCTCTAATTGGAGAAATGATCTTCGTGAAATTGCTGGGGAAATTAGAGGATATGAAAAGAAAACTGGAAAGAAAAATGAAAGAACTAATGTAAATAATACAATCAATATTAATCCAAAACTTTCTGAAGGAGTAACCATTCTTGAAATGGTTGAAATTTCTGAAGAGCAAGAAATTCAAACTCTAAGTCATGCAGTTGATTTCTTTTTTGAGGAAGGTATCAATGAAGATGGTCTTGAAATGATTATTGAAGATTTGGGTCTTGAAGAGTTTGTTGACTTAGTATATGAAATTGGATATGAAACTTTAACTGAAGCAAGAACTCTTGTTACTAAGAAAAAAACTCCTAAGAAACTTCCTAAAGGAACTGCTCCAGCAAAAACAACCAAAGCAAGAGTTGTTAAATCTGGCACAACAATGAAAGCAGCAGCACCTTCTGGTGCATTTAAGAGAAGACCTGCTGCAGCTAAAGCAGTGGAAACTGCTAAGCAAGAGCAACCTAAGAAAAAACCAGTTAGAGATGCTATTGCAAGAGGTATCTTTAGAGCAGTTGACGCATACAAAGCAGGTATGGAACGTCATAGGCAGGCAACTAAGGGAATGGGTAAAGCAGCAAAAGAAACTGGTAAGACCATTGCCAAAGCTGCAAAAGTAACTCATGAAGCTGGTCGTCGTGCTGGTGAATCTAAAGTAGGGCAGGCAGTTAAGAAAGCAGGTGCTGCTGCTATTAAGACTGGAGTTAAAAAGGCAAAGGAAGGTATTAAGTCTTTGAAAAAAGAAGAACTTGAACTTCAAGAAAAACCTTTTGATGTCTATGATACTAGAAATGATGTGTATCTAGCTAGAGGATTAAAAACTAGAAAGGGGGCAAGAAGAAGAGCTGATAGAGCAGATACAGAATATGGTGCTATTACAACTAAAGTGATTCCTACTGGTGATGATAGACCAGAAGTTAAATATAAAACTAAAAAAGAAGAACTTGAACTTCAAGAAAAATCTATGAGTGTTTCTCAGCAGCAAGCAGCAGGTGCAGCACTTGCAGCAAAGAGGGGTGAGATTGATCCATCTGAACTTAAGGGTGCATCAATTCAAATGTATAAGTCTATGTCTGAAAAAGAACTTCGTGACTTTGCTAAGACTAAGCATAAAGGTCTTCCTAAGAAAAAGGAAGTTGAAGAAGCAGTGGAAGCTCCAAAGAAAAATGATAAAAAAGAAGAGCAAATGAAAAAGCAGCAACTTGCAAAACAGCAAGAAATGATTAAAAAACTCCAAATGCTTCAAAGACAAAAACTTCAAATGCAGAGGCAAGGAAGACTTCCTATGGGAACTGCTATGGAAGAAACTGCAATTGATAAGGTAAGAAAAAGTATTGAAAAGGAGTATGGAAAAGGTATGATCTATGATCCCAATAAACCAAAACCAAAAAGAACTCCAAAAAATCCAGTTGATTCTCGTACTACAAGAGAGAAAGAAACGCAGGGAAGATATCTTGGTGGTGGTAGATACGCTGGAGACTGATATGGCCATTTATGGTGGAAATGATCCTGAATATTTAAAAAAACAAAAACTGAAAAAAATTAAAAAGAGTCTTCCTCCTGGAGTTGGATTTCAGGGAAGGTATGATCAATATGGTAGAGAATATGACACTACTGCTGGTAAACTAAAAGAAGCTCTTTCAAGATCAACATATCATTCTGATTTTGCAAAAAAAGACTCAGAAAAAGAGGAAGAGCATCGTCAAAGAGATGCTCGTATGAAGCATGGTAAGAGTTGGAAAGAATTTACTGACGATGTTGAGAGTGCTAAAAGTAGAGTTGGTAAAGGTGAGGTTAAATGGTATGATAAAAAAAATAAAACTTGGAAATCATCAAAATTCGAACGTGTCCCAAAACCATTTTCTGATAAATAATTGAGGAATTAATTTTCTCGATATTCAATTTATTAAAGGAGGGTACAGTGTCTAAAATAGTAGAACTAGTTAAGCCTGTAGTATTTGCATTCATTGGGTCAAGAGAAGTAAAAGAATTTGTTATTCAACTTCTAGAAAAATATGTTTCTAGAACAGATAACTCAGTTGATGATGTTGCAGTTCAACTCATCAAAGAAAAACTTCTTCCTAACGAGTGATAGGGTTTTAAACTCTATTAAACAAAATAGAATAATTTAGGAGAGAAGTAAGCACTTCTCTTTTTTTATAAATATTTTTAGTTAAAACATTTAAAGGTAAAAAGATGGCACTCTGGGGCAATAAGGATTCAGTTTACTCTGACGGTACTATTTCAGTAAATCTTGAAACTAATACTATAGAGGGTGGCGTTGGTGTTGTCACTTTCACTACCTCCGGAATTAGTACCGGTGACGTAATCGCAGTGGGAACTGGTGCTACCTACGGATATGCAATAGTAGCAGGATTTACATCCACCACAATTTCTATTGCTAACACTGCAGATTTTGTTTCTGGACTTACAACTGTTCCTTCAGGAACTTCATACTTTATTTCTCAAGAACCAGTATACACTCTTGGAGATTCTACTTACAGAGCACCTGAGTCTAAAACTGTTGGATATTCTACAAGTCCAGTATTCACTGGGGTATTTGGTGTGGATGAAATTGAGGTTGGAATAGCAGCAACAACTGCCTATGCAGTCACTCACGGTGGATGGGTTGGACTCACAACCTATATTGATATGCATGGAAATTTGAGAGTTAAGAATGAAGTTTTAGTTGCTGGTGGCATTCTTACTACTACTGATGCTCCTGATGATACCTACTTCCCAGATGCTTGATAAATATAAGAACTGAAAATTAAATATGCACTTTAATGAATTAAACCGAGATAATTTTTTATTATTTGCAATAAAAAATTATGAGAATCCTCAGGCAGTTACAAAAGATGATTTTAACAAAGACCTGAATCATTTTAAGTATATTAAAAGATTACTTAAAAGATATAAAAAAACTGGTGAAATTAAAAGTCATCTTTTGATTAATCATTTTTTAATTTTGTATAATGTTTTTGGTGAAGCTACTACTCCAATGTTATTTTGTAAATTAGATCCTGAGTATTGGCCACAAATAAAAACTTTTTTAGTATTTTTAAATAGACTTCCGGAATATCCAAAGTCAGATATTCATGATATAATGGTCGATATTGAATGCCTAAAGCAGCTAAATAAAATTTACAAATCAGATGGAAAAAGTTGATAGAGTAATTGAATATTTTAGATCTCTTAGAGAAGATGCTCCGACTATGAATGTTGGATCTGGAAAAATTGCAGGAACTCGTGAAGCTGGTGATGATCCTCCTGTTTTTAATAGAAAGAAAAAGAAAAAGTATATCTATGGTCCTCGTAAAGTTTGGATAGATCACCTGAAAGATAAATAATTAAAAATGGCAAAGTGAGAAAACGCTATAGGATTCTCATAATGTCTCCTTTCAAAAAAAATATCAAATTAGATACAGATCAAGAATCAGTCAGAGTTGCTATTCTTGAGCAAAAACTTACAGATTTTGTTGATGTCGTAGGAAAACTTGATGCTGCTATTGAAAAGTTAAGTGAAGTTAATGGTAATATTTCAAAAATGCTTGCAGTTCACGATGAAAAATTGACACAATCTGCAAAAGATGATTATCTAATTATGAAATCAATTGAAGAAATTAAAGAGCAAAATAATGCTGATCACAATAAAGTTTTAGATAGAATTGAAAAAATAGAATATAAAATTCAAGATTTTGGTAAATTTAGATGGATGACTATTGGAATTGGAGTTGCCATAATGGTTGGGATTAGTGGATTGACAACTTTGGCATCTGGAATAATTAGAATGGAAAATAAAAATTCATCTCAAAGTAGTTATGTCAAACAAATCAGTCAGATATAGTTTGATATCATATTGTCTTCACAAAATCTCAAACTCTGTGGCTAAGTGGACAAGTTTAATCTCAGATATATGTAAGCAGATACTTGACTGATATCATAATAGTTGCTATACTTTTCTGAGGGCATTTTCTCCAAATGGATTTTATTGACATAAAATATATTAATATCATTTCAACAAGACTTTCTAAGTTTAAAAAAGTTAAAGCCAATTTATACAATTTTAGATGTCCAATTTGTGGAGATTCTAGGAAAAATAAAAACAAAGCGAGGGGATACTTATATGAAGTAAAAAACAATACAAATTATAAGTGTCATAATTGTGGAATAAATATTTCATTCTCAAATTTCTTAAAGGAAATTGATAATACTATTCATAAAGAATATTCTTTTGATAAATTTAAAGAAGGCAAAACTGGTAAAAATTTTGTAGTAGAAGAACCCAAGTTTAATTTTGAAAGTCCAAAGTTTAAAACTCGAATAAATTTACCTAAGGCATCTGAAAATGAAGATGCAAGGAAGTATTTGGAAAATAGAAAATTAGATCCTGATAAATTTTATTATGCCGAAAAATTTAAATATTGGACAAATACTCTTAAGAAAACATTTGATAATATTGATTATGATGAACCTAGAATAATAATTCCACTATTTTATGAGAAAAAATTGATTGGATTTCAAGGTAGAGCACTAGGTAACAGTAAGATTAAATATATAACTATAATGTTAGATGAAAATGCGCCAAAAATTTATGGACTTGATACTATTGATGAGAAAAAACCAATCTATGTGGTCGAAGGACCCTTTGACAGCACTTTTGTCAGCAATTGTGTGGCATTGTGTGGCAGTGACGGTGATGTGGGTTGTCTTAAGGGAAGCGATATTATTTTTGTGTATGATAATGAACCCCGTAATAAAGAAATTGTTGATAGAATTGACAGAATTATTGAAAGAGGATATAAATCAGTCATCTGGCCGAGTAACATAAAGGAGAAGGACATAAACGATATGGTATTGGCTGGACTGGATGTTCAGTCTGTGATAGAATTAAATACTTATTCTGGATTACAAGCAAAAATAAAGTTTACTACTTGGAAAAAAATATGAGCAACCAATCAAATGTAATTAAGAGAAATGGTGAAGTGGAAATCCTTAACCTAGACAAGATGCATGTTATGGTGGAGGAAGCTTGTAGGGGAATTTCTGGAGTTTCTGCAAGTCAAGTTGAAATGAAGTCTGGAATACAATTTTACGATGGAATTACTACTAAGGAAATTCAAGAAATTCTTATTCGTAGTGCTAGTGATTTGATCGATCTGGATCATCCAAATTATCAATATGTTGCTGCAAGACTACTTTTATTTTCTATTCGTAAGCAACTTTATGCCAGACAGTTTGAATTGCCCCATCTTGAAGATCACATTATAAATTGTGTAAATGCTGAAGTTTACGATAATGAAATCTTTACAAAATATTCTAAAGAAGAAATTGATAAGGTAAATAGTTTCATTGATCATGATAGAGATCTTCTTTTTACTTATGCAGGTCTTCGTCAAGTAGTTGATAAGTATTTGGTTCAAGATAGAAGTTCTGGTGGAGTATATGAAACTCCGCAGTTTATGTACATTATGATTGCTTTGACTATTTTTGCGGAATATCCAAAACAAACTCGTTTACTTTATGTAAAAAGGTATTATGACGCAATCAGCAAACACAAGATCAACATTCCAACACCAATTATGGCAGGTGTTAGAACCCCACTTCGCCAATTTGCAAGTTGTGTTCTTGTTGATGTCGATGATACCATGCGTAGTATCGAGTCAAGTGATGCTGCTATTTTTAGGTACGTTGCTCAAAGAGCTGGAATTGGTATCAACGCAGGTCGAATCAGGGGTATCAACAGCAAAATCAGAGGGGGAGAAGTTATTCATACAGGTGTTGTCCCATTCCTCAAAAAGTTTGAAGCAACTGTTAGAAGTTGTACACAGAACGGGATTCGCGGTGGAAGTGCTACGGTCCACTTTCCAATCTGGCACCAAGAAATAGAAGACATCATTGTCTTAAAAAATAATAAAGGAACTGAGGATAATCGTGTTCGTAAGTTAGACTACAGCATTCAGATTAGTAAACTGTTCTATGAACGTTTCATTCAAGACAAAGAAATTTCTCTCTTCAGTCCGCATGACGTTCCTGGTTTGTATGATGCTTTTGGCACTGATAGATTTGACGATCTATATTGCCATTACGAACGAGCTCAAGATGTTCCAAGAAAGACTGTCCGTGCTCAAGAACTCATTCTGGATCTTCTAAAAGAACGTGCTGAGACTGGTCGTATTTACATTATGAATATTGACCATTGTAATTCTCATAGTTCTTTTAAGGATCAAATTACAATGTCAAACCTCTGCCAAGAAATTTGTCTGCCGACTGTACCAATTCAGCATATTGATCAAAAACCAAATACGATGAAAATGAAAGTAAAAGTTAAAAAAGATAAAGTTAATGATTATAAAAAATATATTCAAAATACCGGAGGAGTTCTATATGACCATGAATAATTAATACCAGAAAAGTTTTGGGTCTAAAAATGGTTGGAGTAAAAAGGTTAAAATTGGAGAAGTTGTGTATGATTGTATGAGAGAAGCATCAGAAAAAACCGGTTTAAGTTTACATTTAATTAGAAAAAAAGGAGATTTCAATGTCTAATAAATTGTACGAATTTGTATTTGAAAATGAAATAGAAGATAATGAAAATTATGAATATTTTTATGAAGATGTAGTAGTTGATGATAATCCAGCATCAATTCAGCTATGCATTCTTTCGGCAATTAATGTCGGAAAAGTAAAATCTGATGAAGAACTTGAAGAACTTTGCGATCTTTCGGTTCGTGGATTGGATGAATTGATTGATTATCAGAAATATCCTGTAAAGGCAGCTGAAATAGCTACAAAGGCACGTAGATCCCTTGGAATAGGTTTTATTGGGTTGGCACACTATTTGGCAAAACTTGGGTTTAATTATGCAGATCAAGAAGCATGGGACGCTGTTCATGGTCTTTCAGAATCTTTTCAGTACTATCTTTTGAAAGCATCAAATCAACTTGCTAAAGAAAAGGGATATTGTGAGTACTTTGGACGTACTAAGTATGCTGATGGTATTTTGCCAATTGATACTTATAAGAAAGATGTGGATGAGATTTCTTCAATTCCTCTTCAGCATAACTGGGAAGAACTTAGGAAGAATATTTTGGAGTATGGGTTGCGCCATAGTACATTGACTGCTCAAATGCCCTCAGAGTCATCTTCAGTGGTCTCTAATGCAACCAATGGAATAGAACCTCCTCGTGGATTCCTGTCCATTAAGAAGTCTAAGAAAGGGCCTCTTAAGCAGATTGTTCCCCAATATTCTACCTTAAAAAATAATTACACACTTTTGTGGGACATGAAATCTAATGAGGGATACATTAATATAGTTGCAGTAATGCAAAAGTTTTTCGATCAAGCAATCAGTGGCAATACCAGTTACAATCCAGAGAACTATCCAAATAATGAGGTCCCTGTAAGTGTCTTGGCACAAGATCTGCTTACTTGTTTTCGTACTGGATGGAAAACACTTTATTATCAAAATACTTATGATATTAAAACTGATGATTTTTCGGATAAGTCTTCAGAAATTGAAAGACTTATAAATGATATTATGGAGTCTGATGAAAATGATTGCGAATCATGTAAAGTTTAGATCTTACAAAGTATTAAAGAATTAAATATATTATATGAAGGTGAGGATAGATTTGTATAGAGGAATTAAATGAAGTACAATTTTACATCAAAAGAAGAGCAAAAAAATTCAATTAAAGGTATGACTGTTTTCAACACGGATCAAGTCGATACTAAAAAGCAGCCAATGTTCTTCGGTAAACCTTTGGGGATTCAAAGGTATGATTCATATAAGTATCCAATTTTTGAAAAACTTACAGTTCAACAATTGGGATATTTTTGGAGACCAGAAGAGGTTTCACTTCAAAAGGATCGTGGAGACTATCAGACACTTAGACCAGAGCAAAAACACATTTATACTTCAAATTTGAAGTATCAAATTATGCTTGATTCGGTTCAAGGTCGTGGTCCTGGACTTGCATTTCTTCCATATTGTTCAATACCTGAGTTGGAAGCTTGTATGACTGTATGGGAATTTATGGAAATGATTCACAGTCGTTCATACACATATATTATAAAAAACATATACTCAAATCCGAGTGAAGTTTTTGATACTATAATTGATGACGAATATATTTTAGAACGTGCAAAAAGTGTTACAGATTCTTATAATCAATTTATAGATTCTGCTCATCAGTATGACTCTTCTAATACTTGGATTCATAATCTCGAAGAAGTTACTTACGCACAGGAGTCATTGTATGAAACTAAACGAAAATTATACAGAGCAATTGCAAATGTTAACATTCTTGAAGGTATTCGCTTCTACGTTAGTTTTGCTTGTTCTTTCGCCTTTGGTGAACTCAAGATCATGGAAGGATCAGCTAAAATTATCTCTCTTATTGCAAGAGACGAAAACCAACACTTAGCAATTACTCAAAATATTTTGAATAAGTGGAAGCAAGGTGATGATCCTGATATGAAAAAAATTGCTAAAGAAGAAGAAGAGTGGACTTATAAAATGTTTGATCGTGCTGTAAATGAAGAAAAAAGATGGGCAGATTATCTGTTCAAAGATGGCAGTATGATTGGACTAAATGATAAACTTCTTCAGCAATATGTTGAGTGGATTGCAAATAGAAGATTAAAAGCAATTGGTTTAAAACCAGTTTACGATATTCCTGCAAGGAATAATCCACTTCCTTGGACTTCACATTGGATTAATTCTAAATCAGTTCAAATCGCACCTCAGGAAACGCAGATAACCAGTTATTTGGTCGGAGGAATTAAACAAGATGTTTCTGCGAATACATTTTCTGATTTCAAACTTTGACAAATACAACAAACTGAAATATATTATTATATAAATAGTTGTGGAGTTCAGTTTGTTAAAATGTATTATGTTTACGAATTAATAGACCCGAGAGTTAATCTTCCTTTTTATGTTGGAAAGGGGAAAGACAAACGGGTCTATTTTCATTTGTCTGAAAAATCAAGGGCAAAAAGTGAAAACAAGAGGAAATATAATAAGATACAAAAAATGAGAGAAAATGGATGTGAACCTGAAATAAAAATAGTAAAATATTTTGAAAATGAGAATGATGCTTATGATTACGAGGAACTATTAATAGAAAAATATGGAAGAATAAGATATGATGAAAATGGAATATTAACAAATATTTGTGAAAGTTCCAGACCACCTAAGCATAAAGGAAAAACATATCAAGAAATATATGGAGATAAGTGGGAAGAACAAATTCAAAAAAGAATGAAAACAAAAGAAAAGAGAGGAAACTATGGTGGAGTGAGAAAACATACAGAAGAAACTAAGAGAAAAATAAGTGAAAAAGTAGCAGGAAAAAATAATCCAAGTTATGGTGTTCCTTGTAGTGAAGAACGAAAAAGAAAAATAAGTGAAAGAGCAAAAGAAAGATTTGCTGGAGGTTTTAAATCGCCATCATCAGTAACTTATCTTCTAACAAGTCCTTCTGGGGAAAAATTTGAGGTGTTTGGAGAACTTAAAAAGTTTTGTAAATCTCAAAACATTTCTTATGCTACTATGCACGCAGCAATACTTTATGAAAGAAAGGGGCCAAGAAGAAATGGATGGAGTATTGAGAAAGTTTAGAGTGTCACTACCAGATGATGAGTGTGTAATCAAACTCCAAGAGTATTGTAAGTTTTCTTCTACACTTTTAAAAATACCAGTCATATCAAAACCTTTGTGTGTTGATGCAAACTGCCACAATAATGTAAATCATTATGTGGAAACTTATGGTGGAGAAAAAATAAGTGGTTATTATTTGATTACAGATACTGAAGATGTGAACTATGGATGTGCGATATATCATAGTATTTGGAAAAATACTTATGGAGATTTGGTGGATATAACACCATTTGGAGATGGTAGAGAATATAACATGTTTTCTGTATCAAATACTGAAGAGTATTTCTCTGGTGTTGCTTATGATGGTAGTGATTATAAAATATTAGAACCAGGACTTAATGTTGTTTAAGTGTCAGCAAAGACACATTTAGTGGATTTAAACTCTGACAAAGTAGCAAAAATATGCTTAAATAGGAGGTAGCAACACCTCCTATTTTTATGCCTAGAAATAGAATAGACAAGCACGAACTCACTGCAAGAATTCATAAACTTAAGCATCAATTGTATGAGGAACCATATTTAAATACTCATAAAGAACTGGCACATAAATATTTGAACGCAGTTCTTGGTATCATTGAAGAATATAGATATTGACTATGAAAATCCTTGGATCTATAATGGGAAACCCTTTACTAGTGCTGATATTGGGGAGTACTTTGGTTTTGTTTATCTCATTACCAACAAGACCAACGGTAGAAAATATATCGGGAGAAAGTACCTATGGCAGTTTAGAACTCCAAAGGGAAAGAAACGCAAAGTAAAATCAGAATCTGACTGGAAGAAATACTATGGATCTTGTCCAGAACTTAAGGAAGATATTGATCGAATCGGGAAAGATAATTTTTCACGGACTATACTCTCATTACATAAAACCAAAGGGAAAACCAACTACGAAGAAACAAGACAACTCTTCACCAACGGAGTTTTGACTGAAGCATTAGAGGACGGAACACCTGCTTTTTATAATTCGAATATACTTTCGAGATATTTTAGAAAAGATTACTTTGATAAATAATTAAGTATAATTCTAATATCTTAATTACTATGATACACAGACATCATATTATTCCAAGACATATGGGTGGTGATGATAGTGAGGGAAATATTGTGGAATTGCCTTATTGGGCACATATAGAAGTTCATAAAAGATTGTGGGAAGTGTGTGGAAGGTTGGAAGATAAACTTGCATATTGTATGCTTTCGGGAAAAACAGAAGAGGCTGAAAAAGTAAGAATAGAACTTGCCAAAACAAAATATCAAAAATGGTTAAAAGAAAAACCAGAAGAAGTTGAAAGGTGGAAGAAAAATATTAGCAAATCCAAAAAAGGAGTAAAATGTCTTCCTGATGAACACTATAAAAAACTTGGTAATGATTTAAAAGGTATTCCAAGAAGTCAAGAAGTTAGAGATAAAATTAGTAAAGCAAAGAAAGGAAAATCTGTTGCCCAACCAAATCAAATGAAAACTTATGAAATTATAAAACCTAATGGTGAAGTTTTGATTGTTAAAGGATTGAATGAGTTTTGTAAAAATGAAGGAATTGATGCTTCAAATATGTGTAATGTTGCTAAAGGAAAGTTTAAGCAACATAAAGGATACAAGTGTAGATTAATAAATACCTAAAAAGTGTAATATAAATGAAAACATTCCAAGAATTTATTGCAGAGGTAAAAAGATTAAGATATGTAAAAATGTATCACGGAACTTCTGCATCTTCTGCGGATAAAATTAAAAAATCTGGGTTCAATACTCCAGAAGTTTATACTTCAACATCAAAAGAAACTGCAAAATCTTTTGGACAAAGAAAGGGTGAGGATACTAAAGTAATATCTTTTAGGGTTCCTAAAAAAGACATTAAAGATAAATCTCCAGGAAAAGTTGTAAAAACAGATGGGCAAAGGGGAACAGATAGATGGGGAAGGAAACATTATTCCTCTACTATGGATAGTGATTATGCAAAAAAACACATATCAAAAGAAAAGCAAGGTGTAATTGATGCACCAAAAATTCCTAAAAAATATCAAAGTTTATTACCGGCAAATAGTAGATTTAAGAGAAGAACAGAAACACAACCAAAGAAAAAAGAAATTTAATTTTTTTTTATGAAACCTTTAAAATGGATTAAAAATCTTTTGGAGCACTTGACGGAAGAAACAAGTGCTCCTATAGTGGAGGAACCTACTTCAGGAAAGATTATTATGGAAAAGACGACTGAAGATATCGTCGCACATGTTCGTGAATGGGCAATTGATAGAGTTGGTGATCTTCACGAAGAAGTTTATAAAAATCAAAAAGATGTTGGAAATCTTGATGATGCATGTGCAATTTACCAAGAATTTGTGGAATGGATTGAACCAGAGACAAAAGAACTTGATATCCTTTCTCTAGAACAAGAAACTTGACAGAGTATAAATACTCACTTATAATATGAAATCCCACATTGGGAAATGATTTAGAGCCGTGGAAGGTGCCCCTTGAGAAAGGGTTGGACCCCCCTTCTAAACGGATGTAGAGTTCAATTTAATTCAGTGCGTTTATTTTCAACTTTTCTTTTTGCCGTAGCAACACTGGGACTTGCAACCCCACAAGCACAGGCAGCAAGCGGATGTACTTCCGCATCACATTATGGAGTGGGTGATGGTTATCATGGTAGAACAACTGCCAATGGAGAAACCTACAATGCATATGGTAATTCAGTAGCACATCGTTGGCTACCATTTGGAACCAGACTGAAAGTGACGAATCAGTCAAATGGTAGGTCAGTGATTGTCAGAGTCAATGACCGAGGACCATATGTTGGGGGAAGAGATCTTGACCTTTCTTATGGTGCATTTTCTTCTATAGCAAGCCCATCTCAAGGAATTGCAAGAGTTTGTTATACTTTAGTTTAATCTATTCTTGGGGGGAGAAAGTACTTTCTTCTCCATTTTCTAAATAGTATGTAATTCTGATTGGATAATAAAAGATGAAAATAGATTTACATAACTTTTTTAGATTTTACGATCAAAAAAACCCAAAGCACGTTGCAGCAGTAGAACAGCTTGAAATTGATCTTGCAAGCTCTCCATTGATTGAGGATACTGCAAATTGGGTACGAATTTATAGAACACCAATAGATAAACCAAGATCAAATATTCTAGAAGTACCTTATTATCCACAAACAGATAATTATAGAGATCCCCAAAGGACTTGCAATTCTTCTGCTTGTGCAATGTGTCTTGAGTATTTTAAACCAGGCACTTTAAAGGGGGCAAAGGGAGACAATGCCTACATTAGAAAAGTTTTTGCAATTGGTGATACAACAGATCACTCAGTTCAGACAAGAGTATTGTCTGGATATGGTGTCAATAGCAAGTTTAGTTATAATCTTTCTTTCACAGATCTTGATATTCAACTTAATTCTGGGAAGCCAGTTGTTATTGGCATTTTACATAGAGGTAGCTTGTCTTATCCTACTGGCGGCCACATGTGCGTCGTGATTGGAAAAACTGAATCTGGTAATTATGTTGTGAATGATCCGTATGGAAACCTGAATGATGGATATACTTCTTCGGTATATAATGGTAAAGGTGCTGTTTATTCCAAATATGTTCTGGAAAAAAGGTGGACTCCTGATGGTCCTAATAGTGGATGGGGGAGAGTTTTCTTTAAATGAATAATTTCCCGGATTCTCAAGAAGATATTGTGGATATTCTTGCAAAAGCTGGATATTTAAAGGCATCAAATGATAAAGTAGAACTTTCTATGAAAGATTCTAAAACTATGGATATTCAGATCAAAGATAATATTTTTGGAACTCAAATTGAGTTGGAAGATGATGGAAATCTTGCATTGAGTTTAACATTTGACACAAAAAAACTTAGAAATTCTAATCACTTTGATGCAAAAAAATCTATAGATATTGCAATAAAAAGTTTCTTAGAGGATAATAATGTTTAAACTTTTTGAAATAAAGGAGGGTAAATTAAAAGTTCTCCCAATCTTAAGTAAAAGAAAATTTAAGGGTTTTTTACTATCTTCTATTCTTTTGTTGATTATTGCTGGAGTTTCTGGATGGTTGAAGATTGATGAAAATGAGTTATTTAAGTTGTATAATGCAATAATCAATCATTTTGAAATGCAATATGATGTTCCTCAAGAACATAAAGAAAGAGTATTAGATTCTAAAGTTGAAACTGAAGTTGATAATGCCATAAAGGAATATCAAGACTTGACAGGTGATGATGGGAGGGTTAGAATACAGGGGCCTACATATGTTGAAGAAGAAGCAAAACCAGAAAATCAAACTGGTGATGCTGGACTTCTTGGACCACCTATGAGACTCTGTGCTCCCTGGGTTGACAACTGTCCCAAGGAGTGATATACTAAACACATTGGCAGCAAGGGTCCAAACCTTGTGTAAGTCCTACCCCTCCCAAGCCTATCAACGATGCTCAAACAGGGAGGACTCTTATGGGCGTATGGTGAAGTGGATTATCACTAGGAGCTTCTACCTCCTCATCCCTGGTTCGAATCCGGGTACGCCTGTTATAAGTAACAGCAGAAAATTATATGAAAATACCCATTGACACCAACCCAAAATAATGCTACTATATAAAATGATAGAGGGTAAGTCCCTGTTATATCCTTATGAGGTATATCACACTTACTCCATTAAACACTTGACAATCAAATTAGAATAGTTTATGATTGTCTTATGCGAAAGTAACTCAACGGTAGAGTCCCTGCCTTCCAAGCAGGTTGTTGCGAGTTCGAATCTCGTCTTTCGCTCTGAACCCCTAAGGTTCTTTATTGGGGTGTAGCTCAGCGGTAGTAGAGGGAGCTGTTAACATCTAGGTCGCAGGTTCGATCCATGCCGCCCCAGTTGGTAGTCCTTAGCGATTAACTAAGTAGACGCCAACCTTACCAAAAGTTTTATTGATGCCTGTGGGGAGTCAATAAATTACTATGGTATTGTACACCTTCTACCCAGCGTATCTTGCTGGGGGTCGTAAGGGGAGGGCATTGTTCTCCCCATCAAGCCCGAGTGACCCAGAGGAATGAGGTTCTCGACTTAAAATCGAGCAGTCGTGGGTTCGAATCCCACCTCGGGTATTCTTGGAAAGAATTTGATTTTTATTGAATAAATATAAGAAGTTATTAGATTTGATGATGATTAGGGTAAGATGTAAGGTATGTTCTAAAGAAGTTGGAGATTTCTATGGAGACCTTGGTTGTTGCGGATGTCACAATTTAACTTCAGTTAGAAATGGTAAAATTATTGCCAAAGATTTAACAAAAGTTGTTATTATAGACTCTCCTAAAAAAGATAATAAATCAAATAAAGGTGGTGTTTTATCATCAGAAGATATTTCATGGCAAGAATCTAGACGTAATCGTAAAATTCGTAAGCTTGATTTTGAAGTTAGATAAAGGTATATTTAAATACCATAAGTTTTCTTAAAAGATGTAAAATTGTTATATACTATAAATGTTATTAATTTTATGGATCAACATACATATGACAATTGGCTGAAAATAAAAGAAACTTTTGAAAAATCTGGAAATACTTCTAATTCATTTTACAAAAGGGCATGTACAATTGTAAAAACAAAAACTGATCCTCTTAAAAAATATTTGGGAGATGAATGAACAAGAAGAAAACAGAGAATTTTACAAACAGTTGATGGAAAGAGTCAAACAACTTAGAATGAGAGAACTGTTTGAAGAACCTTCTACATACGAGGACGATGATGACGACGATTTCAACTTTGTTATCTAACGATTTATTTCTTGCAGCACTGTGTTACCTCTTGACAATGACACCAATCATAGGTATAATGATCATACATTCAAGGAAATAACGAGATGTGAGTCAGCAGTAGACAGCATCTTTTGGGAGCAATCCCGACTTATAAATATCCTTAATCAATGAACAACATCTCTTTTTACACTGTGGAATACTGGCAAAACAACTGGGACGAAATGATTACAAGAGTTGAAAATGGAGAAACTCTTGGAATAGAAGACAAAGGAAATAGAGCAATAATGATACCTGCGGATGATGAACTCATACGCATATACAACGAGCAAAATAACGAAGCACCTTAATTTTTCTTGCTTCTGTTGCTTATTGGTTAAAGCCCATGCCTTATAAGCGTGTGAACCGAGTTCAATTCTCGGCAGAAGCACTTTGCAGGTTTAGCCATCTGGAGAAGGCAGCGTTCTCATAAAGCGCCATCAGGAGAGTTCGATCCTCTCAACCTGCACTTGACAGAATACCTGTCAAACCACTATAATATCAAAGTCAACATTCAAAAAGATGACTCTCATTTCAAAATTCAAGAAAGATGTTCAAACCCTTCGTGGTGCTGCTAATGGCGAATTTTTCCTTGATGTAAAGAATCCAAAACTTTATAAAAAGGTTCGTCGGTATTATGAAAGTAATGGTGTAGTTTTTTCTGGTGATCCTATGGATGATTATGATATCCTAATGGAATATATTTATAATGATCTTGAAACTGTTGAAGTTGCTTAAGTAGTCACGGATGGACTATAACAGAACTGGTGGAGCCAATCCATATAAATATTCTTATATTTAAGAAAATAAAATTATGGAGACCTATTATACTTATGCTTATTTGAGAGAAGATGGAACACCTTATTACATTGGAAAAGGTAAAGGTCGTAGAGCATTTCATAAAAATCATAATGTTCCTCGCCCAAACAAAGATAAAATTTTGTTCTTAAAACAAAATCTCTCTGAAGAAAATGCTTTAAAACACGAAAAATATTTAATATCAATCTTAAATAATTTGTTAAATAAAAAAAGTGGTGGTAAATCTGGTAGTCGTTCTTCACTAACAGAAGAGCATAAAAATAAAATCAGTGCAAAATTAAAAATTGTCAGACCACTACAAATTATTACAGAAGATCATAAAAAAATATCAGTAATTCCGTAAAATCTCATTGGAAAAGTTTAACAATAGAGCAAAGAGAACAAAGAAATAAAAAAGCAGCGGAAAGAAGAAAAGAAGTTTTATCTTTGAAGACTAATTATCAATATAAGTATTTGATAGATAATAAATCATTTAATACTTTAAATGAAGTTAGTCAAGTGTATAATGTGTCATTAGCATCTGTTAGAAATAGATGTTTGTCTAAAAATTTTCCTAATTGGAAAAGAATATCTTTTAATCTGACATAATTTTATTATGAGTTTACGTTATCTCTAAAATGCCGTTGGTGCGGATGTGGAGTTTACTCCCGCCTGGTTTCCAATTTCCATTCAAAGAATTGGTGGCGAGCCTTAAGACCTTCAGAGGAGAGTTGCAAAAACTCTCCTTTTTTATTATAATATATAATATACACAAGCATTGGATTTATGAGTGAATATAAGAAGACAGCATTGGTTCTTGGTGCTGGAGGATTTATTGGAAGTCACATGGTAAAAAGACTTCGCGAGGAGGGTTATTGGGTTCGCGGGGTCGATCTTAAACGACCAGAATTTTCTGAAACTTGGGCAAATGAATTTATCCAAGGGGATCTTCGTGATGTAAATTTCGTAAGTCGCGTGATTAAATTTGCGGGATATAGTGGAAATTTTTATCATCAAATTGTGGATAAATTTCTAAGTCCATTTGATGAGATCTATCAGTTTGCTGCTGATATGGGTGGTGCTGGATTTGTTTTTACTGGTGAAAATGATGCAGATATTATGCACAATTCTGTATCTATTAATTTAAATGTTCTTGAAGAACAAAGAAAATTCAACGAATTAAAAGGATGTAATGTAACTAAAATTTTCTATTCTGGGTCAGCATGTATGTATCCAGAACATAATCAACTTGATCCAGATAATCCAGATTGCCGTGAAGAGTCAGCTTACCCAGCAAACCCAGATTCAGAATATGGATGGGAAAAACTATTCAGTGAGCGTCTTTACCTTGCTTACAACCGCAATTATAGTATTCCTGTTCGTATTGCCCGTTATCATAATATTTTTGGACCAGAAGGAACTTGGGAAGGAGGAAGAGAAAAAGCTCCTGCCGCCATCTGTCGTAAAGTCGCATATCTTCCCGAAGAGGGTGGATCAATTGAAGTATGGGGTGATGGAAAACAAACACGATCCTTTCTATACATTAATGGGTGTATTGAAGCAACTCGTAGAATGATGGAATCTGACTTTATTGGTCCTGTAAATATTGGATCTGAAGAAATGGTTACTATTAATCAACTTGTAGATACTGCTGCTAAAGTTTCCAATAAAGAAGTAAATAAAATTCATATTGACGGTCCTCTTGGAGTTCGTGGTCGCAACTCTAACAACGACTTGATTCGCGAAAAACTCGGATGGGATTATTCGCAGAGTTTGGAGGAAGGTATCCGCCTGACATATTCTTGGATTGAAGAACAAATCGCCAAAAAGACATCATAAGAAAATGACAATAAGTTTTAATATGCTTGGACATCATGGTAGACTCGGTAACCAGATGTTTCAATATGCAACTCTAAAATCAATTGCAACTAAGCATGGTTATGAATTCACCATCCCCCCAAGTGAATTTAATGATCCTTGGCATGATCATCAACTTTTTGAAGGATTTGAACTTCCCAGTGTCACGGAAAAAAATATTCGATTTAATGATGTAAAAACCCGAGTAGAAGAGGGGCATTTTCATTTTAATCAAAATCTTTATGACAATTGTCCTGATGATGTTGATCTTTTTGGATATTTTCAAACTGAAAAATATTTTTTAGATATTGCTGATGATGTAAAAAAGGAGTTTACTTTTAAGGATCAAATTCTTTCTGTTGCCAAAGATTATAGAAATCAAATTGATAGTGATGAGATAATTTCTTTACATATTCGTAGGGGTGATTATGTAAATCAACCTTGGCATGGATGTTGCTCTCTAGAATACTATGAAAGTGCTCTTTCAATGCTTGATACAAATCTCCCAGTAATTATCTTCACGGACGACCCGAATTGGGCTTTAAGTCAAAATATATTTGATTCTGATAGATTTTATGTCTCTCAAGGAAATGGTAATTTATTTGATATGTGCTTAATGACACTCTGTGATTATCACATCATTGCAAACTCTTCATTTTCTTGGTGGGGTGCTTGGTTAGCAGATAGTAAAAAAGTTATTGCTCCTCAAAGATGGTTTGGGCCTCCTTTGAGTGAACAAAATGACACTAAAGATTTGATTCCTGAGAGGTGGGTTAAGATATGATTGATCTTAGAAATGTTACTTTCATCATCCCTCTCAGAATTGATAGTGATGATCGTCTTCGAAATATTATTCTATCGACTTCCTTTTTATTGAATAAATTTGATTGCAAAGTTATAATTAAAGAATCAGATGAAATGTCTAAATTTGAGGCATGGGCTCTTCCTCTCATCAAAAAGATTTCAGATACTAAAAATTTGGAATATATTTTTGAAGAAAATTACGATGAGCATTTTCATCGCACAAGACTTTTAAATGATATGATCATGAAGACCGCAACTGATATTGTGGTTAATTATGATAGTGATATTATACTTCCCGTAGAATCTTACATTAAAGCAAAAGAAATGCTAGATTCTAAAAAATATGATGTGGTATATCCATATAGATTTGGTGAAAAAGGTGAAAGAAAGGCAATTCTCGACACTGTAGTTGAAGATGAACATGACCTTAATCAACTTTTAGATCATCCAATAATTAGAGAATTTATTATTGATTATGATCCAGACTCATTTAAAAATTCTTATGGATATGCTCAAAATGTAAATGGAATTGGATGGGCTGAATACGGAATGGTTCAATTTTTTAATACTGAAGTTTATAAAGATGGATATTTAGAGAATGAAAACTTCATAGCATATGCACCAGAAGATGTTGAAAGGCATCATAGATGGAATATGCTTGGATATACAATAGGTAGAGTTGATAATTATGCATACCATTTAGAACATAAGAGAACTCAAAACTCTTGGTTCAATAATCCATTTATGCAAAAAAATAATCAACTCTGGGAGTATCTTAAGTCACTATCAAAAGACGAACTTATAGAATATTATGAATCCCAAGATTATGTAAAGGGGAGGATGAAAAAATGAACTGGCATTTAGTATCGTATGCTGATGACAAATTTAAAGATGAGCAAAAATTTTTAGAAAAAAATCATTCAGAAAATTTTAATATTAAATCATATGATAGAGACTGGTTAGTCTCTACAAATTTTTATGAAGATAATCAAACTCTTCTTGACGAAGAGAAAGGTGGTGGATGGTGGGCATGGAAACCTTATGTGATTTTGGATGCTCTCAGGAATGTGCAAGAGAATGATTATATTCTTTATTGTGATTGTGGGGACATGATTTCACCAAGTATTAAAGAATTTGTAGAGAATACCTTAAGTGATGATGATTTTTGCTTACTTCTTTTGGGTGGCAATCTCAATAAAGAATACACGAAAAGAGATTGTTTTATTTTAATGGAATGTGATGAAGATGATTATTGGAACTCTAATCAATTAGAAGCTGGAGTTCAAGTGTGGAAAGCAACGGAACAATCAATTAAAGTAGTTTCCGATTGGATGAAGTTTTGTATTGATAGTAGAATTATTAAAGATGATGAGAGTGTGTTGGGGGAAAATTTCCCATCCTTCAAATCACATAGAAATGATCAAAGCATTTTAACAAATATTGCAATTAAGGAAGGTCTGAGTGTTAGTAATCATGAATTTAGAAACTTTATTGAATGTGATTATGATTATTGGTATGAACGATATCCTAGATCTGATCTAGGTAGAGATATTGATAAATTTTTGGTGAGTATTAAAGATGCATAGTATTATCTTAACAGTTCACAATAAAGAATGGTTGATTGATAAAGTAATTGAATCGATAGTTAAAAATACTATCGAATCTTACGAACTTATTGTTGTTATTGATGGTTGTACAGATAATACTGAAAAAATTGTTTTTGAAACTTTAAAAAATAGTCAAGTTAACTATAAAGTAATTTTTACTCCTGATGTGTTTGAAACTAAAGCAAATAATGCCGGACTAAAACTTGCGAAAGGTGATAAAGTCATAATCATTCAGGATGATATGATTATTAAGGAGTATGGTTGGAACAAAAGAATGCAAAAACCATTTGATGAATTTAATGATGTTTTTGCGGTAACTTCCAGAACTGCTCATAATTGGTCTTTCAATCCAAATACACAACACTTAAATATGAGAGAAAATCTCGATAACTGCTGGTGTGATATTTGCCTACATAATAATCATGCAGACAAGTCAAATATTTCAAGGGATGTATTTGCAGTTCGTGCCTCTGTAAATAGAGGTCCTTTGATGATTGATCATGATGATTTGAAAGTTATGAATTATTTTGATGAAAATTTTTCTCCACAAGACATGGATGATCATGATTTAATGTATAGAATGCATAAAAAACTTGATAAGGTTTGTGGGTGTTATTGGATTGATTTTGAATCTAGAGATGTGTGGGGTGGAACTAGAGTTTCTGGATCTCCTGCTCCTTGGTTATTAAAGGCAAACCACAAAAACATGAAAATTTTTTACGAAAGGCATAAAGATCTGATAAATTTAAATTACCAAAACGAAAATAGGATGTTAAATGATGGTTGAATCTATTAATCCAATTAGTTCTGAAAGATGGGTCCAAGCACAATCTGGTGAAGTTGCACATTATGATTATGAAAATGTTGATAATTATAAAAATTCCGCAATGGTTATTTTAAAAGATCATTTTGGAATTGATGTTGAGAAAGATTTGATGGGTAAAAAAAGTTTTAGAATCTGGTGGTGGATGTCATCCCGCTATCAGTTTTTGTAGTGGATTGAAGAAAGCGGTGAATGTTGAACCACTTTATGATAAGTTTCCTGAAAATATTAAAGAAAATTTGAATAATTTGAATATTGAATGCGTATCTAAAGCATTTGAAGATTATAAAAGTCTAGTTAAGTTTGATGAAGTTTGGCTTTTTAATGTTCTTCAACATGTACGGGATCCTTTTATGCAAATTGAAAATGCGAAAAAACTAGGAAATATTGTTAGAATCTTTGAACCTATTGACACTGCAATTAATAATGAACATCCCCACAGCTTTACAATGAAATTTTTTGAAGAACAGTTCCCAGATGCTGATGTTAAAATGTATCAAGGTGGATCTGTTGCTAGATTTCATGGAGCAAATTGTGCATATTTGACTTGGACTAAAACTAATGAAAAAAAATCTTCATAATATTGATTTAATTTCAATTAATTGTGTTGATCCATATCAATCAGCAGCAGCAATTAATTATTGTCAAAAATTTTTTAATTTTGGTAATAGTATTTTAATTACTCATCAAGATATTGATGTAGATAATATTGAACTTCATCTAATTGATAAGCTCGATTGGTATCAATACAACGATCATGTTTTAAAACTAATTGATCACACGGATAACGATTATGTTCTACTAATTCAAGATGATGGGCACATTGTAAACTCGGATTTGTGGGATGATGAATTTTTAAAATATGACTATATTGGAGCTCCATGGCCAAATGAAGAAAGTTGGATTACTTTGCAGCATAAAGATCAGCAAGATCACATGAGAAAAGTATTTTTACAAAATCGTGTTGGTAATGGTGGTTTTTGTTTGAGGAGTAAAAAATTTCTTGAATTTTCATCGCAGTATGATACTTGTGATGGATTGGGTGAAGATAGTTTTCTTTGTACTAGAAAGTATGAAGAAGCAATTCAATATGGAATTAAGTTTGCCCCTTTGGAAGTTGCTGTAAAATTTGCATATGAAAATCCTTGTATTGAATTTGGAACTACTTGGAATCAACCTATTTTATTTGATAAGGAAAAGCATTTTGGGTGGCATGGTAAAAACTTCTTAAATACTCATGAGTTAATGAATTTAAAGTATCATTGATATGAAAATATTAGTCACAGGATCTGCAGGTTTATTGGGCGCAAATTACACGAGACATCTTTTAAATCGAGGCCATACTGTAATCGGAGTTGATAATTTTTCTGGAGGATATAAAGCATTTCTCCCTAAAAATGATCAATTTAAGTTTTATAAAGTAAATTTGGAAAATAGAAAAAAAGTAAAAGAAGTTTTTGAAAAAGAAAATCCGGAAATAACATATCACTTTGCTGCATATGCTGCAGAAGGATTATCTCCTTTTATCAGAAATTATAATTATCGTAATAATGTCATTTGTTCTGCAAATATTATTAACGAGTGTATTAATTATGATTCAAAACTGGTTTTTACTTCAAGTATGGCAGTTTATGGAGAACAGCAACCTCCATTTACTGAAGACTTGAGACCAATGCCAGTAGATCCGTATGGTGTTGCAAAATATTCTGTAGAAGTTGATTTGAAACTTGCGGGAAATCAATTTGGATTAAAATATAATATAGTCAGACCTCATAATGTTCTTGGAAAATATCAAAACATTTGGGACAGATATCGTAATGTAATTGGAATCTTTATTCGTAAAGCAATTTTAGGCAAACCTTTATTGGTATATGGTGATGGTACTCAGACAAGAGCATTCTCTGACATTAAATATTATATGGATCCATTTGATAAATTGCTAGATAATTTTCATGGAGAGACATTCAATATTGGAGCAGATAGATATTTTGCAATTAATGAAGCGGCAGAAACTGTAAAAAATGTTGCGGCAAAATATGGATATTCTACTACCATAGAACATGGTGAGCCAAGACATGAGGTTAAACATGCTTATTGTGATCATACAAAGGCAAAAACACTTTTAAACTTTGTTGATAATACGGAACTAGAACCTTTAATTGATAGTATGTTTGAGTGGGCAATTAAGCAACCGAACAGAAAAGTTAAAGATATGGAGTATGAAGTAACAAAAGACATTTACGATTATTGGAAATGAAACCTATTCATGTATTTTTAAGACAATGTTATTATTCGCCAAATAGTGCATTGCCCAACAGACACAGACCAGATTGGTTTGATAAAGAAAAAATTTTTAATAACTTTAAAAAAACTATCGATACAAATCTTGCAGATTATACGATTGTATATGATGAGAAGTATGGATCAATAAAAGATACATTTTTAAAAGATGAGCAAAATGTAGAGATTGTTAATTTTGGATATGAAGCGGGAAGTTTTTCAAGAACTGTTGATATTGCTTTAGAAAAAGGATTATCAAACGACACTGTTGTTTATTTTTTAGAGGACGATTATCTTCATCGTCCTGGATGGTGCAAAATCCTTTTAGAGGGTTTCACTCTTCCGACACAATATATTTCGTTATATGATCATCTTGACAAATATCTTGACGGTGGGTATGATACTCTCGTGTCAAAAATTTTAATAAGTGAAAGCATTCATTGGAGAACAACTCCATCAACATGTAATACTTATGCCACAAAGATTCAAACACTAATTGAAGATTATTCAATTCATAAGCATTATAGCGATGCTTCTCCGGATGGAGTATCTATGGACCATGCTAAATTTGTACATCTTGGAAATAATGGTAAAAGATTAATCACATCCATTCCTGGATATTCGACTCATTGTGATCACTTACAATCTCCTACTATTGATTGGAAAACTTATCTATGAATTGTATTCTGTATCTTGTCAGATCTTCTGATAAAGATTTGATTGATTTTAATAAATCATTAGAACTATTGGAAAAAAACTTGATCCCATTTACAAAAAATGTGGATTTAGTTGTTTTTTGTGAAAATTCTTTTGACGAATATAAGTCTGAAGTTAAAACAAATTTGAATATTAAATATCAAGAAATTGAGTTCAAAGTTCCAGATTATCCTAAAGAAATTAAAGATAATATTCCCGATTTTTTCCCACATCCAACTCATGGAAATGGTCCAGTTGCTTGGGGACATCCTGGATTTTCTATGGGATATCGTCATATGTGTAGATTTTTCTCTGGACAAATTTATGAATTTGATATTCTTAAAGCATATGACTATTACTTAAGACTCGATACAGATTCATTTATTCATACTCCTCTCAATTATGATATCTTTGAGTGGGCTAAAAAGAATGAGTGTTATTATGGATACATTTCTCCAGCGGTTCAGAGAGATAATGAAAAAGTTATTGATGGACTTTGGGAGTATGTGAACCAGTTTTATCCTAATAATATTTCTAATGGAATGATGTTTTATACAAATTTTGAATTAGCAAAAACATCTTGGTTTTCTACAAGTCAATATAAAAACTTTTATAACTTAATTGATAAATGTGGTGGAATTTATACCAAAAGATGGGGAGATGCTCCTATTAAATTTTTGGGCATAAATTTATTCATGGATAAAAAACATATTATTCCTGTACAGGGATTCACTTATCAACATGGCGCAATTTATACGGTATGATGGATAAAAATAAATCTGCATATAAATTTAAATCAATCCCCCCAATATATTACTTAAATCTTGATGATCAACCAGAAAGAAAAGATTATATGGAGGATCAATTTAAGTATTGGGAGATTGATAATTATACTCGCATTTCTGCATATGATGGTAGGGATGATGATTTGAGTGATATTATCAAAGGAAGATATCCAGAAATGATGTCTTCTAGTGAAATAGGTTGTACTACTTCTCATCTCAAGGCAATTAAACATTGGATGGAAACATCAGATAGTCCATATGCAATCATTATGGAAGATGATTGTAACTTAGAAAGTGCCAGTTATTGGAACTTTTCTTTGGCAGATTTTATTGCTCGTGCTCCTTATGCCTGGGATGTTCTTCAAATAGCAATTATTTGTACTGGAAATATTGTTGTTCCAGTACACAATAGATTTGTAAATGAGTTTTCTACTGCTTGTTATATTATTACTAGACACCATGCAGAAAAACTTATAAGAAATCACGTTCGAGGAAATAAATATAAACTTGATAATGGAGTCAAACCAAGAGCTGTTGCTGATGATTTAATTTACAATTCTGGGTGTACTTATTCTTGTCCCCTATTATTGTATAAAATTGACCTTGGATCTTCTATTCATCCAGATCATGTTGACATTTTTCATAAAAACAGTTATGATGGTATTCTGAACTTTTGGAAAACCCAGGGATATCAACTTGGTATAGAACATATCACTAAGTATGATCCATATTTTGGAAGAGTTTCTGAAAGTTCCCATCAAGATACTTGACATTTGTTAAGTAATCCTTTATACTAAATACTCCCTTAAGAGTTAATATTCTCTTAAGATTCCCGTTATTTTTAGCTTAATTTATGAAATTTTCTAATCTTTTTGCAACTGCAGTAATTGCATCTTCTACTATTGCTGCTCCCGCAATGGCAACTCCACAGGGACAGTTTCCTGATGTCCAGCCTACTAACTGGGCATATCAAGCTATCCTGAACCTCAAGGAGCGTTATGGTTGTGCTGAAGGGTTTCCTAATGGCACCTTTCGTCCAGGTCAACCAGCCACTCGTGCTGAACTTGCAGCACTAACCAACCATTGTCTTGATAATATCACCCAGTTCTATAGTGCTGCTGATGCTAAACTAGCTGCTGCTCTTCGTGCAGAATTCAATCCTCGTCTAACTTCACTTGAAGTTGCTGCTGAGCGTAAAGAACTTGGAGTTGGTAACTATGCAGGTCTTGCATTCAGTGGTTATTCTACTGATGGCAATTCTGACGGTAATGACTATGCTGCTGGTGCAACTCTGACTGGTCGTGCTCGTCTTTATGAGTGGGATAATAATGTAGCAGTTTCTCTGCGTCCTGAACTCTCCTTCATGGATAATAATCAAACTACTCTGGGTGGTGCTGCAACCATTGACTTCCCTGTAGGTCGTCGTACTCTGAGTGATGGTTCTAAGGTTGCTTCTTGGAATGTCTATGCAGGTGCTGGTGTTGGTGGTGCTATTGGTGCTGCCGATAATACCTACAACATGTACGGTGAAAATACTGATGGTTATGGTGTTCTTGGTACTGAGGTCAGTGTCAGTAATAACTTTGTTGCCTTTGCAAATGTGAAGTTTCCCTTTGGTGACAATAGTGTAGATAGTTACTCTCCTGTTGGCACTGTCGGAGGAGGATTCAAGTTTTAATTTTATCTTAAAATCTAAATAAAATGCAAAGAGGTGCTTGACACCTCTTTCTTTTTGATCTACAATACTCTTGTAAATCTTCATATATTATGACTGTTACAACTGAAGACGGTGGACGCCAAAACATGTTTGCCGTTGAACCACAAATGTACATTACGGAGGAAGACATGGAAAATCATGTAACTGAAACTCATAACGAAAGGGCTGAAAAACTGAATGGAAGAGTTGCTATGGTGTCAATTATGTTGGCATTTATTTCCTACTTTACTACAGGAACACTTGCATTTGGTTTGTTTTGATATAGAATGAGTATTTAAAACTTCGAGCATTATAAATAATAATATATTAATGCTCGGAGTTTTTTATGCTTCCAAAGTAGAGACAATTCTGGAAGATTTGTGAAAAATGACTATTAAAATACTGGATGCTGTAAAATATCATAAAGATTTACCACATCAAATAGATGCCTGGGAGTACCTACAAAAAAATATTAATGATGAAACGCTATATGAATTTGCAAGCATATACAGGAATCTAAAAGTAGAATCGCCAACCAATAATCCTAATGAAGTACCGTTGGTTGGCGTTAATTTAATTAAAGAGTTTGAGGGGTGTCATCTGGAGGCATATCCTGACCCTCTTACAGGAGGACTCCCAATCACAATCGGTTGGGGGTCCACAAGAGACGAAAACGGAAAACCATTCAAGTTGGGTACAAAGATTTCTCAGCAAACTGCTGACGATCTTCTCATTTCACAAATAAAGAATGAGTTTCTTCCTCCATTGACTCAGATTCCTTATTGGAATCGAATGAATATGAATCAGAGAGGAGCACTTCTCTCATTTGCATATAACTTGGGTGCAAGATTCTATGGTTCTTCTGGTTTTAATACAATCAGTAGAGTCCTGAAGAATAGACAGTGGAATAAAGTTCCTGATGCACTATATCTTTATCGTAATCCGGGAACAAATGTAGAAGCTGGATTGAAAAGGAGGAGAATTGCTGAAGGGAAACTTTTTCTGGAAGGACTTAATAAATAATTGTTCTTATGTGTGTCCCAATCAGAAGCAAAGATTGAGTGTTTTCTGGCATTCTACGCAAACGAGAAAGACTATAAATACTTAAAAAACTTCCCATGGCATCAGTAAGTTCAGTTAATTTAGTTATTCAAAAAGGAACTTATTTTGAAGAAACTATTTCACTAACCGCTGAAGATGGATTTGGATTAAATTTAAATAATGCGACAGCGACTTGCAAATTGAGAAAGTATCCTACTGCAGGAATTGCTTATACATTTTCAACAACAACGACTGTTTCTGATAGTACTGTTAAAATCATAATGACATCTGATAAAACTGCAGAACTGCCGAGTGGAAGGTGCTATTATGACATTCTTATAACATATTCAAGTGGTCTTATTTCTAAAGTTTTGGAAGGAAATGTTCTGGTACAGGAGACCGCATCCCTATGACTATCAATGTCAGAGTTGTAACCAGTAAAGAAAAAATCAAAGCAACAGTAGCATCAGGAGTAATCATGCCACGAACTCTAGATGAGTTATTAGATGTAGATGTTTCTGGAGTGAGTGATAAATATGTGATTATGTATGATGCAACTACTCAGAAATATACTGCAGTAAATCCCGACGAAGTTCTTTCTGCATCATCTACTACAGAACCTGAGCAACCTGGATTGCCGAATGATTTTGTAGATACATTAGATACTGATCTTGATGATCGTATTGATCTTGATGCAGGAACTTTTTAGAGTCTAAATAGTGATATAAACACGAATAAAAGAAGATGGCAGCTCCTGTTCTGCAGTTTAAGAGGGGTCTTCTTACTAATCTTCCCGGTTTGAGGGCAGGTGAACCTGGATTTACTACAGATAGTTACGATTTTTATGTTGGTCTTACCTCAGAAACTTCAACTAATAAATTCTTTGGATCTCATCGTTACTGGATCAAAGAAACAACTTCTACTGGTAGTGCAGTTAATCTGGTAGAAGGAACTTCTAATGGTTCGGATTATATTAGTATTAAATCTCCAGATTCTCTTGCTGGAATTGTAACTTATGTTCTTCCAGGAACTCAAGGAAACTCTTCTACGGTACTTACAAATGATGGAAGTGGAAATCTAAGTTGGGCAGGCGGTTCTGCAAACCCAGTATTTACAGGTATTGCAACTTTTTCGGACACAACAGATAATACTTTAGGTGATTCTGATACTGGTTCCGTTCAGATTGATGGTGGACTTGGAATTGATAAGAACACTACAGTTGGTGCCAACCTGAATGTTCAAGGATATTCTGAATTTGTTGGAGTCTCAACTTTCGGTAGTGATCTTGATGTTAACGCATCAGCAGATATCTCTACCGATTTAAGTGTAGGACAAAATCTTTCAGTTACTGGTGTTTCTACATTTACTGGAGCAATTGATGCCAATGGTGGTGCAGATATTTCTGGCGGTGAAACTATATTATCTTCTGCAACTGTTAGTGACTTAACATCAGGTAGAGTTGTTCTTGCAGGAATTTCTGGTGCATTAGAAGACAGTGGAAACTTAACTTTTAATGGTTCAACTTTAACCGTAGTTGGATATGCTGATTTAGATGATGTAAATGTTTCATCTGCACTTTCAGCACCAACAATAAGTGTAACCAACATAAAAGCAGCAGATGATACTGCAGGATTAACAATTGCAAATTCAACTGGTGCAGTTACAGCAAGTCATAACTTAATAGTTCAAGGAAATCTTTATATAAATGGTTCTACAACTCAAGTCAATACAACTTCCTTAACTGTTGAAGATACATTAGTTGAACTTGGTTTAGTTGATGGTAGTCTTCCTACAACTGATGTAAATCGTGATTTGGGAATTATCTTTAATTATTATACGGTTTCTGCAAAGAAAGCAGCAGTTTATTGGGACGACAGTACAAGTCGTATTGCTCTTGCTGCTGAAGTCAGTGAAAGTTCAAGTGTATTAACTGCATCAACTTATGCACCAATTGAAGTTGGTGCTCTTTGGGTTAATGACTGTGCGGGTCAATCACAAGTCATTTCTTGTACTGGAAGTGAAAGATTCTTGGAAAATATTACAATTGATTGTGGAACTTTTTGATAAATGAACGAAGAAGATTATAAAGCAATTATTGCAACCTATCAACAGAAAGCATTTGAGTTATTCAATCAAAATATTGTATTGGAAACTCAATTGAATTCTTTTAAGCAAAAAGTTGAGACTTTAACTCAAGAAAATGTAAAATTAAAAGCAGCAAAAGCAAGAAAAACCAAAGCAACAGAAAGTGAGGACTTTACATAAATAATAAAAATAACCCATTATATAATGGGAAGAAATCACAGTATATACCGATATGAAGATATATGGCGAATCCAAATGTAAGAATTAAAAGGTCCTCTGTTGCAGGAAAAAGACCAACAATAGCACAACTTGAATTGGGAGAATTAGCTCTTAATACAAATGATGGTAGATTATTTACAAGAAAAGATAATGTCGGTATAGGTACTACTGTTACATTATTAAATCCCTGGACGGAAAATATTGGTGGTGGTACATATTATAATGATGGAAATGTTGGAATAGGGGTAACTGTTCCAACAACAGAATTAGAAGTTTCTGGAACAATCAAAGCAAATGACTTTGATTCATTGTCAGATCAAAATTTAAAAGAAAACATAAGAACTTTAGAAAATCCACTAGAAAAAATATTATCAATTAATGGAGTATCATTTAATTGGAGACATAGCAAAGAACCATCAATTGGAGTAATCGCACAAGAAGTAGAAGAGATATTCCCAGAACTTGTAAATACAAATGAATTCAAATCGGTTAATTATAATGGATTGATTGGAGTTTTAATTGAGGCAGTTAAAGAACTTAAGACTGAAGTCAACGAACTCAGGTCACAAATAAATAGTACCATAAGAAATGATGTATCATAAAAATGCCTCTTAAGAAACCTTCACAATTATTTGAATCACCAAGAAAATTAATCACGGAAGACTATTCTCCATTAGTTTCTGTATCTCCCGCTGAGAATAATTTTAGTGATACTTTTGAATCATTTAAAGGAAATCTAAATAAGCTTGAAAGTTTAAGTGAGAAAGTAGAGTCTATTGCGGAATCTTTAAATAATAAGCTATCAAAAAGTGACCTTGATAGCTCATTATTCTCATACTTGGTTATTGTTGATGAAAACTTCAAGAAATTGGAGGATAGAGTCAGTGGCCTTAATAAAAAGCACATTAGAGAATTTAAAGAAGATATTTCAAATGCAATTGAAATAGTTGAAGACTTATCAAAAAATCAGTTTCCAAAATATAAAAGAAAAATTGTAGATACTGAAGTCAAAATCAGTGAAAAATTTAATGTATTTAAAGAAGAAGTAGCGCAAAGTCAAGAAATCGCTGAAAATAAGATACAAGAAAAGATTAATAATTTCGCTGATGTTGTAGACAATAATTTCTCAATTTTTAATGAAAATATTCAACAAACAAAAAATTATGTTAATGAAACAGTAGAAACTTATAAAAAACTTCATAAGATTTTAGAAAATAAAACTGAAAAAGAGAATGAAAGATTAAATGAATATTCATCTGTTCTTGAGAACTTTAATAATGATTTCCTTAAGTTTCAAGAGAATATTCAAGAACAAATTAAAGAATATGAAAAAATCAATTCAGTTCTTGATGAAAGATTTGAGTCTTTTGGAAATGAACTTAATGAGTGGAAAGATAACAATAAAACTGAGTTAGAAAATTTTAAGTCGCAGACAAACAATACAATAGTAGAATTCAAAAGTGATATTGGCTCATTAAAAGCAGATATTGTTATTTTTGAAAACCACAATAAATCTTTAGTCAGTAAAGTTGATAATTTTCAGGAGAGTCTTGATTCAGTTCAAGAAAATTTTTCTGGTCTTGAGACACTAAAAGAAAGTCAAGTAGAACTCAAAGAACATCTAAGTGAGACTAAAAAAGATTTGAATATTGTTGAAAGATACATTCAAAATCATCATAATGATATTGAAGAACTCAAAGAAGAAGTTTTTACTGAAATTGAAGGTCTTCCTTTTGGAAATATTCAAGAGAACATCCAAAGACTAGAAAGTAAGATAGACTTCATTCGTGAAACTTATTCAAAAATTGAACCAGAAGTTATTGTAAAAGAAGTTATTAAAGAAGGACTTACCGAACCACCTTCTACAAATAATCAAGATCCACTAACTCCATTAGACCAAAACTTTGTTACATTAGATCAATTACAACAGCACTATCGTTTATTTCTCAATCGTATTCAACAACAGTTGTCCACTTTAGGTGGAGGTGGTGAAACGCAATTAAAATATCTTGATGATATTGTTGGTATTGCAACGAATGCAAGTGCTTATGATGGTAAGTATCTTAAGTACAATCATTCTTTAGGAAAGTTTGAGTTTGATAGTGTAGATATTACTAATGATAGTTGGGCTGATGGAATCAATGGACCATATACCAATGGTAGTGTCGGCATTGGAACCTCTGTTGCAAATTGTGAACTTGATGTTGTTGGTAATGTTTGTGTTACTGGTGTTGTAACTGCAACTGATTTTAATTCTTTGTCTGATTTGAAACTCAAAGAGAATGTAGAAATCATTGAAAAACCAGTAGATACTATAATGAAAATTGAAGGTGTAAACTTCAATTGGAAAGAGTCTGGTAAATTATCAATGGGTGTCATCGCACAACAACTTGAAGAGACACTCCCACAATTAGTATCAGGTGATGAAATCAAGACAGTGAATTATAATGGTCTTGTTGGTTTGCTAATTGAAGTTGTAAAAGACCAACAAAAGCAGATTGACGAATTAAAAGATCTTTTAGATAAATAATAATAACCCCTAGTGTAAACGAAGACGGTGGCAATTAAAATTAAAAATTCTACTATTATTGATGATAGTAGAAATCTAGTTGATGTAGGAATATCAACTATTACTTCTTTAAGTATTGGAAGTACCGAAGTTATAAGTTCTTCAAGACAACTCAAGAATATTGATTCTCTTGATGCAACGACAACTGCAACTATTGAGAGTGCAATAGCGAATGCTCCAAATACATTTACTGACTTAAATGTAACTGGAATTTCAACTCTTAATGTTGTAAGTGCAAATTCACTGAATGTGGTTGGTGTCATAACTGCTGGTGGATTTGATGGTGGTCCACTCTCTGGTTCCAGTGGTTCTTTTACACAAATTGATGTAAGTGGTATTGGAACAATTGCGACTCTAGATACCAATAACGGAACAATTGATTTCTTATCGGGAACTAACATCAATGCTTCTGGTATTGTAACTGCAAATACATTTAGTGGCAATTTAGAAAATACATTAACACTTAATACATCGGGTACTGGACTTTCTGGTTCTACTACATTTAATAATTCTGGTGCTGCTACATTCACTGTAACCTCTAATGCAACCAGTAATAATACTGGTGGAACAATAGTTGCTCGTGATGGCTCTGGTAATTTTAGTGCTGGTATTATTACTGCAACCAGATTTGTTTCTACACAAACCACAGGAACTGCACCATTTACAGTTTCTTCTACTACTAAAGTCACTAATTTAAATGCAGATTTATTAGATGGTTATAATACTGCATCTACAAATACTGCGAGTACAGTTGTTATAAGAGATGGTTCAGGTAATTTTAGTGCTGGAACAATTACTGCAAGTCTTTCTGGTAATGTAGATGCAACAACAGTAGATACTGATGATTTAAATATTGGAACTCAATCAGTCTCTAATACAACAACGACAAACCTTTCTACATTATCAGCAACAACGATTGAAAGTTTTGCGATTGCTACTTATCGTTCTGCAAGAGTTCAAGTACAAATCACACAAGGAACTGATTACCAGACAAGTGATGTATTAATTATACACGATGGTTCTACTGCATCAGTTATTGAATATGCTTCTATTGCGACTGATGATTACTTAGGAACATTTACTGGAGCAGTTTCTGGTGGTAATTGTTTATTACAGATAAATATGAGTAGTTCATCATCTGCAACTGTGAAAGTTTTGTCTCAACTCATAACAGTCTAAATAGTCTTATAAGGAGTAAGAAAAGAAGATGGCGAAAAATCGCATTACATTTACTGATGATTTTGTCTTAAGAAATGAACAAGTTGGTATTGGAACGACAAATCCATTTGCAACTTTAACAGTTGTTGGTGATACTAATATTTCTGGTGTTGTAACTGCATCTTCATTTTCTGGTGATGCATTTAATGCTTATCCATTCTACTCTGGAATCACAAGTTCAGTTTTTGTATCTCCAACTGGTGTTCTCAATCCGGTTATAGAGTTTCCATCAACTGCAGATAAAAGATACATTATTCACTCAATTAATGTTGCAAATGTAGCAAGAGTTCAACCACAAGTTGCTGGTGCAACTGTTGATATTGATATGAATGCAGGTGCTGTTACATCACTTACGATTGATGGTGTTGGCGTAGGATATACTGATGGAGATCTTGGTTCTCCAAGTAATCTTAATGTTTCTTTCGCAACAACTTCTTATGTTGGTGTTGGAACTACTGGTGATCCAGCATACTCTGGTATTACAAGTGCATTAGGTTACATTACATCAGTATCTGGTGGTGCTGTGACTGGTGTTGCAATTACTTTTGGTGGATTTGGTTATACTTCTGCTCCTGCCGTAACTTTTGACCCACCAGCAGCAGGAGGAACCACAGAAACAGGAACAGCAGTTCTTACTCTTGGAGAAGTCACTGCAGCAAACTTGAATGTTCCTGGTGAAGGTTATACTGAACCTCCAACGGTTTCTATTGCATCAACAGCAGGAACTGGAGCAGTCATCACAGCAGATGTAGATAGTGATGGAAAGGTTATAAGACTGAATCTACTTGCACGAGGTTATGGTTATTCTACGAATAATTCTCTTGGAAATAATGAAGAAAACGAAGTTTATATTTCACAACCACCACTTGCTAAAACAGAAGTTGGTGTTGATGTAGAAATGGATCGTGTTCCTGTTGGTGGTGGAACTACTGTTGCATCATATCTTGCATTTGATGTTCCTATTCCTGTTGGTGGTGTCCTTGAAGTTCTCAAGCAACCAGCAGTAATGAATCCTGGTGATGTAATGAAAATTCGTGGTATTGATGCTGATGGTTCTGGTCTAAGTGATGCAATTGATGTATGTATTTCTTATGAAGAAACTCACGACAATTATATTGGTTATGGAACTGCAACACCAGCAAATGTGGGTCTTGGAACCACTGTTGCAAATATTGGAATCATAAGTGCAACAACAAATCCAGTGATGGTACAATCCATAAGACTTACAAATACCGAATTCGTTGGTGATTATGATGTCTCAGTCAAAGTCATCACAGGTGCAGGACAAACATTCTATCTTGCAAGGAATCTTATGATTCCATCATTCGCATCAGTAGAACTTTGTGATACACCAAAGAGAATTGAAGCAGGTTCTTATATATTGATGGACGCAGAAACTGTTGGTATTGATGCGAATGAAGCAAGTACCATAGATATACAAGTATCAGGAAGACAGATTGTATGAGTATTTTTATAGCATTACCTTGTTATGGCGGAGTGGTTTGTGAGAAGACCACAATGAGTTTGTTTAATCTTGGAAAACTCTTTGTAAGAGAAGGAGTACCACACGGATTATTTACAGTTGCAAATTCTTCTTTGATTAGTCAAGGAAGAAGTAAGATTGCAAACTTCTTTCTAAATAATACAGACCACGAGTACTTGTTCTTCCTTGATAGTGATATTGGATTTGATCCAACTTCAGTATTAAAACTTCTAAGTCATCAAAAGGATATTGTCGCAGCACCTTATCCTATGAAATCAATACCATTACGATACAATTATAAACTTGCAGTTCCAGAAGAACGACAAGGTGATCTAGTTAAAATAGAACATAATGGTATGGGATTTGTAATGATTCATCGTAAAGTATTTTATGATATTGCTGCTGCTTATCCTGAACTGAAATATTATCCATCACTTGACGATAGTAATGTAAGACCAAGTGAACAAGAATATCATAACTCTTATCATTACTTTTTGGAACATAAGAATGGACCAAGTTTTATGCCTGAGGATATTAGTTTCTTTTGGAGAGCAAGAAGTTTAGGTTATGAATGTTGGTTAGATAAAAGTGTACATCTCTCACACACTGGATCTCACTTATTTGAGGAACGATAATGCCGCAGACTGGAGTAAGAACTAACATCTTTGGTATTGGTGAAGTTTATGAACTTCAAAGAGAAGGTCAGTGGGTAGAAAAGAATAGAGAATCTTATAGGGAGTATGGGTATTTTGGTGGATTGAGAAATGGTCTTACAACATATTCTTTTTCAACTAGAATTGATTATTCTAACGATACATCAACAGCAAATACAAGAGGAAATTTTAATTTAAATAGAAATTATATTGCAGCAACAGGAAACTCTAATTTTGGATATTTTGGTGGTGGTGGTGCTATTTCTACTATAGAAAGAATAGATTATTCTAATGATTCTGCTTTAGCTAGTATTAGAGGTCCATTAACAATAAGTAGAATTGCTGGTTCTGCAGTGGGGAACTCTAATTTTGGTTGGTTTATTTGTGGGCAAGTATCAAATGTAGATAGAGTAGATTATGCAAATGACTTAGCAACGGCATCAATAAGAGGTAATGAATTAGCAGATTTTTCCAGATATTCTTCTTTTGGTAATTCTAATTATGGTTGGAATGGTGGTGGAAATAATGCTGTATTCAATAACCCCACATCAATGATAAGAAGAATTGATTACTCTAATGATTTAATTGCGCCAACAATTCGTGGACCATTTAATGGTTTTAGAAGATTATTTGGAGCAACAGGAAATTCTAATTTTGGTTATGCTGGTGGTGATTTTGGTGCATCATCAAGAATTGAACGAGTTCAATATTCAAATGATTTGGTAACTGCAAGTATAAGAGGTCCATTAAGTTCTGGACGAGGATATTTAACAGCAACTGGAAACTCCAATTTTGGATATTTTAATGGAGGTACTAATGTACCATCACCATCAGTTATAACTTATTCACTTACAGATCGCATAGATTATTCAAATGATACAGTAACTGCAAGTGTTAGAGGTTCATCTCCTGTACCTCAATCATATCATGCATCAACCTCCTCAGCATCATTCGGTGGTGCTCCTGTTTCATATCTTGGAGCACCTTGGACTGATACAAGTCCTTTTGGGTATTTTGGTGGTGGAAACAATCCAGGAGTTCCTGCAAGTTATTCAACAATAGATCGTGTTGATTATACAAACGATACAAATACTGCAAGTGTTCGTGGTCCATTGACTGAATTAAAATATGGATTAGCAGCAACAGGAAATTCTAATTTTGGATATTTTGGTGGTGGTCTAAATCCTTTAATTACATATCCATCTACAATAGATCGTTTAGATTATTCAAATGATTCTTCTAACTCAAGTTCAAGAGGATTTTTAACCTCTGGTAGAACCATATTAGCATCGACAGGAAATTCTAACTTTGGATACTTTGGTGGAGGTTCTCTTGGAACATTATCAACTGTAGACAGAATACAATATTCTAATGATACTGCAACTGCATCAACCAGAGGTCCATTAAGTATAGGAAGAAGACAGTTAAGTGCTACAGGAAATTCTAATTTTGGATATTTTGGCGGAGGAACTTTTCCCGACTTTTCAACAATAGATCGCATTGATTATTCAAATGATTTATTAACTGCAAGTGCGAGAAATAATCTTCCAGAAGTACAAAGAGCACTTGCTGCTACAGGAAACTCTAATTTTGGTTATTTTGGTGGAGGTTATACTTCGTTAGTAAGACGATTGGATTATTCAAATGATACTTTCCCAATACTTACTAGAGGTTCTATAGCATCAAGAGGTTTAATTTCTGCAACGGGGAATTCAAACTTTGGATACTTTGGTGGAGGTCAATCTGGTGCTGGACCATTATCAACAGTAGACCGCATAGATTACTCAAACGACACCCAAACAGCATCAGCAAGAGGTCCATTGAGTGTTGCAAGGCAATATTTAGCAGCAACCTCCTCACAAGCATTTGGAGGTGCTCCAAACACCACCACAGATCCATTACCTGTGTATATAAGAGATGCTACGAAGTTTGATGATTCTAATACACTTGATTTACCATTTAAGAGAGTATTGGGGTCTTATGGGTATTTTGGTGGTGGTAGTGTTCCTTCTTTATATTCAACAGTAAATCGCATAGACTATTCTAACGATACAACAAATGCATCTGTTAGAGGTTCATTAAGTCAAACTAGATATTCTCACCAGGCAACAGGAAATTCTAACTTTGGTTATTTTGTGGGAGGAAGAGTTGTTGCAGAACCATCACCTATTGTTTCTTCAAATGATAGAATAAATTATTCAAATGACCTTACATCATCTGTAATAAGAGGACCACTAGCATCTACATCTTATTTTACAAATGCAATCAGTTCAAATTCTTTTGGATATTTTGATAGTTTTGGTAATATATCAAAATTTGATTATTCTAATGATAATGCTACATCAATACAAAGGTTTGTTAGAGTTAGAAGTCAAAATAGATATGGATTGAGTGGTAATTTGAATTTTGCATATTATGCTGGAGGTGGTGCTGGTGGAGGTGGTGGTGCAGTATCATTAATAGACAGATTAAATTTCTCAAATGATAGTGGAAATTCTGTTTATAGAGGAAATCTTACTTTTAATAAAAGTGAAACATCAAGTGTTGGAAATGATAATTTTGGATATGTTGGTGGTGCAAGAAGTCCAAGTCCAACTACCATAACTGCTGTTGATAGAATTGATTATTCAAATGATACAGCAACAGCAATTTTTAGATTTAATTTAGATAGATTTAGAAATGCCTCAACAGGAAATTCTAACTTTGGATATTTTGCTATGGGTGCTGTAACTGCTGGAAATAGTGTAAATTCGCAGATATATCGTTTAGATTATTCAAATGATACTTCTGTGGTTGTGAGATCAAACACAACTTATTCTTCTTGGTTTGCAAGAGGAACAACCAACGCAAGATCCTCATAAATACTCACAACTACATTATCATACACAATGACTATATCAGGTGCAACTGAAACCTCATACGAATATCTTTACGAACACTTTCAACCATCACAAGATATTCATATTTCTCATCTTCCACAAGAACTTAAGACCTCAACAAAACCAATTAAGATTCTGTGGGCACATCACGCATACGATCAACAGGTTTATCAAAACTTCTCACACGAACAAGTTACTCATATCGTAACACCATCAAACTGGGCGAAACAAACACTATCTCATTTTCATAAAATACCAGAGAATAAGATCTCAGTCATTCCAAATGGTGTAGATACTCAATATACTTATTCAAACCAAAAACAAAAACAACTGATATATACCTCAATACCTTATAAGGCACTACCAGTCTTAGCAGCAGTGATTCCTTTGGTACATTCAATTCATCCTGATGCAAAGTTTAAAATCTTTTCATCTATGAGTCTTTATGGTCCACAGAATGATCCTTTTATTGAACTTTACGATCACCTGAAGACTCTACCAAATGTAGAATACTCAAGGGCAATTGATCGTCAACAACTGATTCAACATTACCAAGAATCTGCATTCTTTATCAGTCCTTGTATCTGGGAAGAGACTTTTGGTGTTGCTATGTGTGAAGCAATGAGATGTGGTGCATATCCTATCATCACAGACATTGGAGCACTGGAAGAAGTTGCAGGACCCAATCTTGCAACAGTAGTTCCTATTGAAGGTCAAAGAACTACACAAGGTTATGAAGTCACAGAACGATTTGTGAAGCAGTTTGCAGAAGCAACTTGTGTAGCATTAGATTACTTTGATAAAGACAGAAAGACTTATGATGAGGTCTCTAAGTCTTGTAGTGATTGGGTTACAAAGCAATATGATTGGAAGACTATTGCAGGACTATGGAAGAATCTTACAAAGTCATTACAGGGGCATACAGACACCTCTAGTGAGGTGACTACACCGAACGGAGCGACTGTAAGGAGCGGTGGTGTTGGATTTGCAAATAAGATCGTAGAAAGAAAAGGTGAGACTTATGTAGAAGATAAGGTAGTAGAAAGTTCGGTTGGGGGTTACTTCAACTTTGATAAATACAACAGATGAATAAACACATAGGAATTTGGAGTTTTATGTCTATTTTACCTGAAAACAGTCTTGGTCTTCGTTCTATTGAAGAATTTTCTCAAGATAAAGATAAAGCAACAGAATACTTGAAGTCAGCATTTGATAATGTCTATAAGTACCACAAACAAGATTGTGAACTCGCTCAGGGTCGTACAAACTTTCAGTTAGAGAAGTTTGCTCTTCTTGAGACTTATACACCAGAAACTGCTTACGAAAGTGTTCTCAAGTCTAGAAAACAAATGGGAGAGGGTTTGCTCACACTCCTGTTAGATCTCGCTGGGGAAGTAAGATCTTTTGAATATCGTTGGAAAGATAAGGATAAAAATGAACCTATTTTCTGGGAAGAAGCAGCACCCGCTGGTGGTTCTGGTAAAAAGTTGCTTTGGTTTGATCTTGATGAAATGAGATTGGTTCATAGATTAAAGTCAGCAGAACTTGAGGTTCGTGATCGTCTTTATCAAATGGAGCACTTAGAAAAAATGCTTCTTAAATTAAGAGAACAACTAGGTGGGGACTTGAGTAGGGAAAGATTCTTGGAAGCTGAACACAAATATTGGGAGATTCGCTTCGCAGAGCAATCGGCGGATGAAATTTTGAGTCGTGAAACGGGAATTTCAATCGGCAATATTCATAGTATGAGAAGAGCATCTGCACCTTCACTTGTTGATGATAGAAATCAATTGAAAGAAGGTTACTTACCAATTACTAAGATGCTTGAGAGTCCACAAGGAAGAATGGAATTTCTTGGAGACCTTCAACGCAAAATTGCTGAAGGTTATGAAAATGTAATGGATATTGATCTTGGAACTGGTAGATTTATTCCTGCAGCAGAAAGAAACAAACTTCGTCAACAAAAAGAACAAGGACAAATTTCTGGTTCTCCAGAAAACACTGAGATTGTTGAGGAATAAATAATATCGTTCGTGAACCGACAACCAGAACATAAGGACGGGATTTACTCTTGTCCTTTTTTAATATCTAAATACACCAGAATATAATGATGAAATGAAACATAAGATCCAAATTATAGACAACTTCCTTGACGAACCACTGACCTACAAGAACTCCAAAGACCCCAACGCAACACAAGAAATCTCAAATAAGATCGCTCATATCCTCCAAGCAAACATAAAACTCTCCTCATCCTCAAACACACCAAATCAAATCTTTGCTGATTACTCTTGTGATTTTATTGCGATGCTTTATTTGGACTTTCCAACAGAATGTGTGAATAAAAAAGCAGTATCATTTTGGATGCATAAAGAAACACAAGATGAAGAACTACCAAATGAAACTAAATTGAAATGGTTAGGACTTCAAAGTGTTGAAGAAATTGAGAAGTGTTATGATGTAAGTAAAGTTGAGGACTGGGAGAGGTATATGAGTTATTATATCAAATATAATCGCCTGATATTATTTGATGCGAAGATGTTTCATTCCTATGGTGATGAGAGTGATTGTAGGAAATTTAATATAGAGATAAATAATTTATAATAGAGTTTCTGTGTCTAAATGTCTGGAATATTTGGTCTTTCTGCTTATAACGATCAAAACTTAGCAGGTCTTATACCAGATAAGACCAGAGAATCCTTTAGGGAGTATGGGTATTTTGGAGGTGGAAATGCTCCAGGAAATGTATCAACAGTAGACCGAATAGATTACTCTAACGACACAGCAACAGCATCAGTTAGAGGTCCATTAGATATTATTAAAAGAAATGTGGAAGCAACAGGAAACTCTAACTTTGGTTATTTTGGTGGAAGTTTACCACTAAGATCAACAGTAGACCGCATAGATTACTCTAACGACACAGCAACAGCATCAGTTAGAGGTCCATTAAGTCAAGAAAAATATTCTTCTTCTGCATCTGGAAATTCAAATTTCGGTTGGTTTACTGGAGGACATACAAATGACAATATAATAGATATTAATTTTTCAATTTCAACAATAGATCGTATTGATTATTCAAATGATTTATCTACTGCTTCTATAAGAGGAAATTTAAATCAAAATAGAACTAATCATAGTATTGCTGGAAATTCAAATTATGGATGGATTGCTGGAGGAAATCTTGCAGTAAATGATTCTCCATTTTTTACTTCTGTTGAAAGATTGGATTATTCAAATGATGTTTCATTAACATCATTTAGATCCACATCAAATGATATATCAGGTCAAGGTAATAGTGCGACAGGAAATAATAATTTTGGATATTATCATAGAGCAAATTTTCCTGCAGGAACTAATAGAACAGATTTGCAGCGTATTGATTATTCTAATGATTTAATTAGTCCAACATTGAGAGGCAATTTAACTTTACTTATTACTGGTAGGGCAGCATCTGGAAACTCTAACTTTGGTTATTTTAGTGGTGGATCATTAGTTCCAGCAGGTTATGAGCCTAACTCTTCGGTTGAAAGAATAGATTATTCTAACGACACCACAATAGCATCAGTTAGAGGTCCATTATCTTCTGCAAGGTCTTCATTAGCAGCAACCTCCTCACACAGTTTCGGTGGATCTCCAATCTCACAATACGGAGTGTTTCCAAAACCTTTTGGGTATTTTGGAAATAATGCAAATTTTTCAAGATTTGATTTCTCAAATGATACATCAGCATCCGTAAGTAGAACATCAATTTCTGGAGTTGTACTTGTAGCAAAAGCAACAGGAAATTCAAATTATGCCTGGATTGGTGGAGGATTATTTTCAGTAAGTTCCAAAGTATATCGTTTTGATTATTCAAATGATAATGCTGGTGGAGTACAAAGAGGACCATTAAGTGCTGCAAGAGGATCTTTTGCAGCAACTGGAAATTATAACTTTGGATATTTTAGTGGTGGAATAGATCCTGGAGTCCCACCAAAGTATTCAATAGTAGACCGCATTGATTACTCAAATGATAATGTAACTGCTTTAAGAAGAGGTTCCCTGAGTGCAGTAAATTATAACCATACTGGAGTTTCAAATTTAAGTTATGCTTACTTTATTGGTGGAGGTGATGGACCAACAACAAAAACTTGGGTAGAAAGAATCAATTATTCTAATGATAATGCCTCAACATCTTATAGATCACCATTACAAAATTCAAGACGACTTCTTGCATCTTCAGGGAATTCTAATTTTGCATATGTTTCTGGAGGAGATGTTGGTGGAGTAGTAAATTCTATTGTAGAACGAATTGATTATGCAAGTGATACTTCTGCAACAAGTATTCGTGGACCATTAAGTTTAGCAAGAGCTGGATTTGCAGGAACAGGAAATTCTAATTTTGGTTATTTTGGTGGTGGTGGTGCTCCTGGACTAGTATCAACAGTAGACCGCATAGATTATTCCAATGATACTGCAACTGCAACTGCAAGAACTACAAATACTTTTAGTGATGTAGTAGATTATGGTATTTCTCCACTCACACCAAGCAGTGCATTCTCACCAGACCAACTAATTAGAGGAACATCAAACACTGACTTCCAACCAACTTCAACATTCTTTGATATTCAGTCAATGAGAAGAATTGAAGATACTACAAATGAAAGTGTGAAGAAGAGAGTGTTGGGGTCTTATGGGTATTTTGGTGGTGGTTTAAGTCCAGATGTATCAACAGTAGAAAGAATTGATTATTCCAATGATAATTCTTCTGGTTTAATTAGAGGACCACTATCTGGAATAAAAAGACAACCAACAGGAGTTGGAAATAATAATTTTGGTTATATAGTTGCTGGTGGAATTTCTTCACCATCATTCGTATCATTAATAGAAAGAATTGACTATTCAAATGATTCTGTAAATACATCTATAAGAGGAAATATTGATAGATCTGTGGTTTCTGCATTTTCGGTTGGAAATGAAAAATATGGGTATATTGCTGGTGGATTTTTATACAATTCAAGAGTCCAAAGAATAGATTATTCTAATGATAATTCAACACCGACTATTAAAGGATCTTTAAATAAATTGACTGCTGGTGCTGGAGCAGCAGGAAATAACAATTTTGGGTATTTTGGTGGTGGTGGAGATGCGTCTATTTATACTTCTATAGTAGAAAGAATTAATTATTCTAATGATTCAATTAAACCTTCAATTAGAGGTCCATTAAGTTTAGCAAGAAGTAGATTGGGAGCAACAGGAAATAACAATTTTGGGTATTTTGGTGGAGGTAGAAGTTCTGTAGATACTTCAATTATAGAAAGAATAGATTATTCCAATGATACTGTATTAGCATCTGTAAGATCAAATTTAGTTTTACCATCATATGCAGTATCTTCTACAGGAAATTCAAACTTTGGATACTTTATTGGGTTTCCATTTTTTAGTACACATAGATTAGATTACAATAATGATACAAATAATACTATTCTAAGAGGCGCTTTATCAGCTGTAAGATATAGAGCAGCAACAACCAACGCAAGAAACTCCTAATAAATACCTCAAACAACCCACTACATAATGAGACGCTCTATCATAATACTTGACGATTTCCACGAGAATCCACAAGAAGTCCGTAACTACGCAATATCTGCAGAGTACTCCAAAGAAGAAACTGCAACTTTTCCAGGATCAAACTCAACAACAGGTTTCCAAGAAGACCTACTAAAATCAAAGATAGAATCAATTCTTCAAAGACCCATAAAACCCTCAAATACTTTTGGATACTTTAGATATTCTTGGGAAACATCCAATCAAGAAAATCCAAAACTCCAAAAAGTTCATGTTGATAATGGATGGGAGTTTGGTGGAGTTTGTTACTTATCAACACCAGAACAACTCAAAGATAATCCAGATTCGGGAACATTATTCACAAGACATAAGATCTTAAAGACAGACGCAACACCAAGAACCAAAGAAGAAGCAGAACTCTTTGGTTATACTCATTATGATGAGTTAAGACAATCAATCATTTATGGTGATGGATTAGACTTGGATAAGTGGGAGGTGTATGCTCGTTGTTTGCCTAAGTTCAATCGTTTAGTCTTATTCCGTGCTTGGATGTATCATAGTCATTTTGTAAATTTTGGTCCAAAAGATCCAGCACAAAGTCGTCTAGTTCAATTATTCTTTTTTAATACTTGATTATGCACTATTCATACTATTTTATGTCTGGGTTGCCCAGGAGTGGTTCTACACTCTTAAGATCCATATTAAATCAAAATGAGTCCATATACAGTGGACCAATCTCACCATCAGTAGAACTCCTCTACTACACAGACAAATACTTTCAATCCAGTGAGATGTTACTTGCATCACCAAATCCTCAAGGTTGTTATGATGTTCTATCCAATATGATGGATCACTTCTATCATAATATAATGGAGAAAGAAGGTAAATCAAAAATCATAGAATTCAATAGAGCAATTCCAAATAACATTGAACGATTTAGAACTTATATTAAAGATGATGTAAGAATTGTATGTCCTGTAAGAAGTATACCAGAAATCCTTGCAAGTTTTATTAGTTTGATTCACAAAAATAGTGATAAGGTTTCATTTGTGGATCAGTATTTGATTGATAAAGGTATTGAAGTGAATGATGATACTCGTTGTGATTACTTGATGAGTGATTATGGTATTGTCGGTCAGGCATTATTTGCGATGAGTCGTCCATATTTGAGAAACGAACAGAGTCTATTGAAGATCGTTGAGTATGATGACCTTGTAGAGAATACTGATAAAGTAATGGAAGAGATCTATGACTTCTGGGGATTAGAGAAGTATTCGCATAGCTATGAGAACTTAGAGAATACTTATCCAGAGAATGATATTTTTCAGTATAATTTAGATGGGATGCATACGATTGGTAGAACAATTAAGAAGACTTGTAAGAAACCAGAAGAAGTCTTAAGTAAGGAGATCATTGAAAAGTATAGTGGTATGGAATTTTGGAGAACTGATTGTAGTAATAAGTATTATCTTACGATCTAATAAATAATCAATAAAGTGTCTAAAACTGATGGCGGACAATAAAAATATTCAAAAAGTGTTTGGTCTTAGTGATTATCGCAAACTTCAATTAACATCTAAAATACCTGAGAGAGGTAGAGAATCCTTCAGGGAGTATGGATACTATTCAATGGGTGCTCCTTTTGGGCAACATGGTTTTACTAATGTCTATCGGTTAGATTTTACAAATGATACTAATATATTAAATATTCATAATTATTTAAATATTAGACGCAGTTTAGCAGCAGCAGCAGGAAACTCTAACTCTGGATATTTTGGTGGTGGTTCTTTTGGACAATCAATATCATCAATAGAACGAATAGACTATGCAAATGATGTTGCAACTCCATCATTTAGAGGTCCATTAAGTTTAGCAAGATCTAGATTAGCAGCAACAGGAAACTCCAATTTTGGTTATTTTGCTGGGGGAATGATTTCAGAATCATCTAATAATACATCAAGAACAGATAGAATTAATTATTCAAATGATTTAGCAACTGCAGCAATAAGAGGTCCATTATCATTCGCCAGGCAATCGGTGGGTGCAGCATTTTCTAATAGTAAATATGGTTATTTTACTGGGGGGTCATTAGTACAATATTATGCTCCAGTATTTTCTACAATTGAAAGAATAGATTATTCCAATGATATTTTTTTACCATCAATTAGGGGTCCTTTAAGTTCTGCAAGAAGATACGCAGCAGGAATTGGAAATTTAAATTATGGATATTCTGGTGGAGGAAGAAATACTCCAGCCAATGCTATATCTTTAGTAGATCGCATTGATTACTCAAATGATACGGCACAATCAAGTCCAAGAGGTAATTTAGTCCGGGCAAGAACTAATCTTGGTGCAACAGGAAATTCTAATTTTGCTTGGTTTATGGGTGGATTTTCCTCAATGATTGATAGAGTAGATTATGCAAATGATACAATAACTTCAACAAGTAGAGGAAGATTAGATAGTAGTTTATATGGCGGACAAGCAACCTCCTCACACAGTTTCGGTGGATCTCCAAACTCTTCATTTGCCTCTAACTTTACATTTCCTACTGTTCCTAATGCTGGGTATTTTGGTGGTGGTACTATTCCAGGACCAGCAGTAACAGCAAGTATTGATAAAGTAGATTATGCAAATGATACAGCAACTGCAAGTGTTCGTAGTGCTTTGAGTGTTGCAAGAAACTCAATTGGTTCTATTGGTAATAATTCTTTTGGTTATTTTGCTGGTGGATTTATTCCAAGTCCAGCAACATTTTCAACAATAGATCGCATAGAATATTCAAGTGATACACAAAACACAATAACAAGAGGTCCATTAAGTTCTTCTAAAGGACAAATATCTGGTACAGGAAACTCAAACTTTGGTTATTTTGGTGGTGGTACTCCTGGACCAAGATCAACAGTAGACCGCATAGACTACTCTAACGACTCAGCAACAGTAAGTGTTAGAGGTCCATTAAGTTTAGCAAAAAGATATTTTTCAACATTAAGTAATTTTAATTTTGGTTATAATTGCGGTGGTTATGTTCCTGCCGGAAATGCATCAAATGTAGACCGCATAGATTACTCCAATGATACAGCAACAGCATTAGCAAGAGGACCACTACAATCAGTATCATCACATACAAGCGGAGGTGCAGGAAATATTAATTTTGGTTATGCATTTAATGGAATTTTTGGTGGAGATAGATCAATTATAAATCGCATAGATTATTCTAACGATACTCAAACAGCATCAGTAAGAGGTCCTTTAAGTACATATTCTGCATTTAGAGCGATGACTGGAAGTTCCAGTTTTGGATATGTTGGTGGTGGTGATGCAATATCAACAATAGACCGTATCAACTTCTCAAACGATACTGCAATCGCACAAGTAAGAGGACCACTACCAGTTGCTAAAAGTAGTGGAGCAGCAACCTCACCACTTGCTTATGGTGGTGCTCCAATTTATTTCACCAATCCACTTCCACAAGTCTTCCAGGACCAGATTGAGTTTGATGATTCTAATACACTTGATTTACCATTTAAGAGAGTGTTGGGGTCTTATGGGTATTTTGGTGGAGGTTCTTCTATTCTAAGTAGAATAGATTTTTCAAATGATTTAGCAACTTCATCAAGTAGATCTGTTGTTGTGATTACTAGTGATGAAGCATATGCAGGAACTGGGAATAATAATTTTGGTTATTTTGGTGGTGGGTATTTTTCTGCATTGGGAACTTCTACAGTAGGAAGAGTTGATTATTCTAATGATAATGCTATTTGTTCTATAAGAGGACCACTTACAACATCACTACGATTACAATCTGCATCAGGTACAAATAATTTTGGATATTTTGCTGGCGGAATTGCTATTGGTGTGACTAGATCAACAATAACAAGAATAGATTATTCAAATGATTTAGCAACATCTCAAAATAGATCTAATATGAAATTTAGCAAAACTGTAATGGGATTTACAAGTAATTCTAATTTTGGTTATTTAGCAGCGGGATTTCAATTTCCAAGCACTGCGTATTCTAATGTAGAAAGAATAAATTATTCAAATGATAATATTTCACCAACTACTAGAGGTAATTTAAGTTCAAATAAAAATAATTCCTTTTATTATAGTTTTGGTTCAACAGGAAACTCCAACTTTGGTTATTTTGGTGCTGGAACAAATTCTGGACCATTATCAACAGTAGACCGCATAGATTACTCTAACGATACAGCAACAGCATCAGTAAGAGGACCATTAAGTTTAGCAAGAAGAGAATTAGCAGCAACAGGAAATTCTAACTTTGGTTATTTTGGTGGTGGTGCTCCTGGACCAAGATCAAGAGTAGACCGCATAGATTACTCTAACGATACAGCAACAGCATCAGTAAGAGGTCCATTTTCTTTTGCAAGAGTATCATATTGCGCCACAACCAACGCAAGAAACTCCTAATAAATACTAAAAACAACTTCAATACTATGAATTTATTATCAAATATCTTGATTGAACCACAAGTACTCACACCAGAAGCACTTCAAGAACTACAAGATCACGCAAGAAAATCATCCACAACTGACTTATCAGTTTTTGATCCAGACAAAACAAATGAAACTGGAGAGACTTCTTGGATTGTAGATAAGGATATAAGAGATACACAGATTATTGAGTTTGGTCCTTTATTTCCAAAGATTGAAGAACTCTTTAAGAATATTGTACATCATATTATAAATCCTTTTTATGGTATTGAAGTATGGGATAGTGAAGTACCACAATTTCTTAAGTATAATGTTGGAGGCCATTACTCTCCTCATATTGATGGTAGATCTATTTGGGTTGCTCCTAATGGTGATAAGATTTGGAGACTTAGTACGGATCGTCATCTAAGTTGCGTTCTTTATTTGAACGACGATTTTGAAGGTGGCGAGTTTGCTTTTCCAGACCTTCATATTCAAGTGAAACCAAAACCAGGACTTTTAGTTTGTTTTCCATCAGATCAAAATTATTTGCATAGCGTACTTCCAGTAACTCAAGGAACACGGTACTCCATTGTAACTTGGGCGAGAGTCAAAGGGCAAAAAACTAAAGAACAAGAAGACCAAGAACTTTTAGAAAAGTATGGAGTCAACTAAATATAAATAATAAAAGAAACTCATAAGATTTTATAGAACAATGCAATATCTAAAGCATTATTGGGTAAGAAATGGTGAATATCTTACCGAACCAGGACAGAATGGACCACTACAATCCCATCCTGCAATTCCTGGTCTTGAAGTTCGTTATTGGTTGACCGATGATCGTGGTGTTGATTATTGTTTATCAACTGTACCAGATAATACTCTTGTAACTGAAGTAACTCCTGGTCTTGAAATTATTCAAAAAAATGAATGGGATAATATTGTTGCAACGATTCCAGAACCAGAACCAATGCCTGAGATGCCTGGGGCACCTGACTGGAATACCTTTAAGCAAACTGCAGTTGCTTCTACTAATCTCAATACCTTTGTTGGTAATCTAATGAGTATTGCACCTGTTGCAGCGACTGCTCTTCCTGCTACTTTGCTTCTTATTGAAAGTGGTAATTATCAGGACTTTGAGAACACTTGGACTGCAATTGAGAATGCAACTACAGTTCCTACAGATCTTATTACAGAAATAACTGCACTTGCAGAGTCTTGTAACCTACCTGAAGAGTTTGTGAGTATTTTTGCCGCTTGAGAATATTATACAAGACTTTCTTAAAATAATCAACTAACCTGTTATTGAACCTCTATAAGTTTTTATGGAGGTTTTTTTAATGTGTCTTGAAATAAGTATAATTACTCTTGACGGAGTTATAAAATATGATTAGAATGCCCTTGTGGGGGTTGATAGTGAGGGTATAGCTTTGTTATAGTTCTTGAAGATCTTAAAGTTTCCAATATGATAAAGAACCGTAAACTATCAAGAGCAATTAGCGAGCAAGGTTGGTATCAATTTAGGTCTTTTCTTAAATATAAATGCAATTGGTATGAAAGAGAACTAGTTATTATTAATCAATGGTATCCAAGTTCCAAAACCTGTTCTTCTTGTGGTTCTATTCAAACTAAAATGTCGTTGAATGTCCGTAAATGGACTTGTCCTGATTGTGGTCCTCATCACGACAGAGACATAAATGCGGCAAAGAATATTTTGGCGGTAGGAACTACCGTGTCTGCCTGTGGAGATAGTGTAAGACCAAAAACTCATAATGAGTTGGCGGCAACTTCAGTGAAGCAGGAAACTATAAATTTTTTAGAAGTTCATTGATATGAAATTTAGTATTATCACACCATCACATCGTTATCAAACTTATTTTGATGAACTTTATAAAAGTATTGTAGGACAAACATATTCTAACTGGGAGTGGATTGTTTATCTCAATGGGGAATTTAAAAGAGATCAACTCTCCGAAGAAATTATAAATGATGAAAGAGTAAAAATCTTTGAGGTATATGACGGTAACACAAATATTGGTTATGTTAAGAACAGAGCATTTTTTCTAGGTACAGGAGATATTCTAGTTGAAGTTGATCATGATGATATTTTAATCCCAAATTGTCTAGAAGAACTGGCAAAGGCATTTGAAGAAAATCCAGATTGTGGATTTGTATACTCTGATGATGCAACTTATCATATGCAAGATGGATTCATTCCTTATGGTTCTGGATATGGATGGACTCATCGTGAGTTTGAGTGGAATGGTAAGAAATTGACTGCAATGAATTCCTTTGAACCATCAAGTCATTCAGTTTCTTATATTTGGTATGCACCAGACCATGTTCGCGCATGGAGAAAAGAAGTCTATGAAAAAATTGGCGGGCATAATGTAGATCTATCAATTTGTGATGATCATGAACTCATGATTCGTACCTATCTTGAAACTAAATTTCATCATATTCCAGAAGTTCTTTATGTGTATCGAATCACTGGGGACAATAGTTGGTTAGAAAGATGTGATGCAATTCAGATTAAAACCAAAGAACTTCATAATCAATATGCACAACTTCTGGCAGAAAAAGATGCAGATCTGAAAGGTCTGATGAAGATTGATCTTGGTGGTGGTTTATTTCCAAGAGAAGGTTATACGACAATTGACCAGGAAGATGCTGATATTACTTGCGACTTAAATGAAGGTATTCCACTTCCAGATAATAGTGTTGGAGTTATCAATGCTTCTCATTTAATTGAACATCTTCGGGATCCAATCAAGACCATGAGAGAAATTCATCGTGTTCTTGTTCATGGTGGTTGGGCATTTATTGAAGTTCCTTCCACTGATGGTAGAGGAGCATGGCAAGATCCAACTCATGTTTCTTATTGGAATGAGAACTCTTTTTGGTATTACACTAAACAATCTCATGCACAATTTATTCGTAATAAAGACATCAAGTTCTCATGTATGAGGCTAGAGACTAACTGGTGGGATCACCATATCGCAGTTGTCAATACTCATCTAGTTGCAGTGAAGAATGGTGTGAGATATCCAGGTCCTATAGAAATGTGAACTTGATATACCACTTTAAAACTCATCTCATACCCCTCCAGAATCTTCTGTGTGGGGTTTTATAGTATGCAGCAGGGGGATTGGTTCATTAGGTGATAGTAAGGACTCTATCACCATTATAAGGGTACTTGACAACTCTATAAATATTCACTATAATACCTTTGTGAGGTTTGGATGAGATAGCTTTAGATACTTAGAAACACTATAAAACCCAAAAGAGCCCTATGTCACAAACAAATGGAATACTTCTTATAGTATTTGGAGTTATTGCTTACATGATGATTGTAGATTCAAATGTAAGTAAATATATTACAATTCAAGTTAATATACTGAAAATAAACTTCTTAAGATTTTTATTTATGATGAAGTATCATCCAAACAATTTTATAACGACTTGGATACAGAATAGAAAGTATGATAAAATTGCAAGAGAACTTGAAAAAGAATTTAAAAAATCTATAGATAATATGTAATTTTTTAAAATATGAATATGAAATTTACTGTATATTCAAAAGAAGGATGTCCCTATTGTGATAAGATTAAACAAGTTTTAGAACTTTCTAATCTTGAGTTTAAAGAATATAAGTTACATGTTGACTTTGATAGGAATCAATTCTATAATGAATTTGGTGAAGGATCTACTTTTCCTCAAGTAGTTCTAGATGATAAAGTTCTTGGTGGTTGTACTGACACTATTAAGTATCTACAAGAACAAAATAAAATAAAATGATCTAAATAATACTGAATACCTCATTGATGGGGTTTTGAAAAAATAGGAGGGAGGACCTATCATCCAAAACATTTCAGGTTGTTTTTGGTAAGATGTCATCTCTTTTATTTTAAAGAGATGCTTTAAACTAAATTAACCTTTAGATAAAAAGTACTCTCGGGAGAAAAACAATGGAACAAGCATTAATGGTTACAACCGTAGTAATGCTCACAATATTAACTTTTATTGTTGGTGGAGTGATTGGGTGGATTTTCAGTAATTTTTATATACAACCAACTCCAGCATACGTACATCCCGAATTTATGGATGAAAATGGAAACATTTTACCTGATGAAATTTTAGCTGTAAGGTTTGAAAATGACTACATCGACTACAACGAAGAAGACGACGACTAGATCTTCTACAAGAAAAAAACCAACTCCAAAGACTCAAGTAAAACTTGATAGAAATTGTTTTCAGCATGAGATTTTAGAGTTGGTTTCTAAACAAAGAACAAATGAACAGAAAGTCAAAGTTCTGAATGAGTATCGTAATGATGCATTAGTCTCTTTGTTTATTTGGAATTTTGATGAAAGTGTGATTTCACTTCTTCCTCCCGGTGATGTTCCTTATGCAGACATTAAAGAAATGACTTCTGTGGGTGGAACATTGACTGATAAAATTGGACAAGAGGTTGCAGGAAATGGTGCTCGTTCAATTGCTTATAATGGTGTTGAAGATAAGATGAATGTTGGTAGAACATCAATTCGTAATGAGTATGAAAAGTTTTATAATTTTGTAAAGGGTGGAAATAATACTTTATCCTCTATTCGTCGTGAGACAATGTTTATTAATATGCTGCAGGGACTACACCCACTGGAAGCAGAACTTATTTGTCTAGTCAAAGATAAGAAACTTGAAGAAAAATATAAGATTAGTTTTGAAATTGTAAAACAGGCGTATCCAGATATTGTTTGGGGAGGTCGTTCTTGAATAGTGTAACTTTGGGGGGGAAGAAAAATGGGATGGTCAGAAGAAGAAAAGAAAACTCTTCCTCCAAGTTATGAATGTAATTTGTTGGTAGAAAAGGCCACAGAGGAACAAATTCAATCTAAGGATTATCCGAGAGATGCTTATATTGTAAAGTATCTTTCTGAAAATCAATTGGTCTCAGATATTTGTAGAGGAAAAATTGTAAATATTTTTAATCTATATTACGATAAATTTGGTCCAAATGTAATTCAAAAAATTGAATGGGGTAATGGAACAATTAATCCAAAATTATGGGGATATAAAAATAAAGAAGATAAACAAAGAAAAAAATGAGTCAAGGATTTGAAAAAGAAAAGGTTGGTCTTGAGCTGACTGTCTATCAAGATGAGGTAGATAAACTTCTTAAAAAATATAAGAATGTAAAAAAATATATGAAATCATCTATCTATGCAATTAAAGAAATGGATGGAAATGAGAATTTTGTATCCAGACTCATTCAGGAAGCTGAGGATAATCCACTGTAAATGGGTAAGCATTATCTTCTTAATCTTTATGGGTGTCCATTTCATCTTTTAAATGATGAAAAATGTCTTATAGATTTGTTGGAATATGCTGCAATCATAAGTGGAGCAACTGTAATTCAAACAATCTCTAAGAAATTTGAACCTCAAGGAGTGACTGTAATCTGTTTGCTTGCAGAAAGTCATATTAGTATTCATACTTGGCCAGAAGATGGAAAGGCAGCTGTAGATTGTTATACATGCGGAGACTCAAATCCAAAAATGGGATGTGATATTATCACTCATCAGCTTAAATGTTCAGATCATACACTGAGTTATATTGAAAGATAAATTGTATAACAAATTACAAAGGCACTTGACTATATAGAGTATAAGGTCTATAATTGACCTATCGTTCATTCGCTATTTGCAAATAGCGAACGCAAGTAAGTCGCGGAACGGAGTTCGTTCATCTATGGAAACGCTTTTATTAACTTGTTTACAGACACAATTACTTGTTTCTAGAATCCAAAATCATCCACAATTATCTCCCAAGATAAGAAATGAGTTGATTTGGGAACTCAAGCAAGTTACTGAAAAGAAGTGTGACATAGACGCAAACGACTAAAGGAACGGGAATTAAAACTCTCATTTCTAAGGAGCAAAAACAATGAGTCGCGTAACTTATAGGGGTGTTTCATATGACACCGAATCTCGTCGCCAACAACAGGCACAAGTACAGCAGCAACCTCAGCAATACAACGAAGCTTATCGTGGAGTTAAGTTTGTAAAAGAGGGGAACAAGTGATGCAGAAACTCAATGTTCTTCAAATGATCAAAGAAAAAAAACAAAAAGAGAATAGAAGGCATCAGGCAGCACTTTGTCAAATCGGTCAATGTAAAATCAAAAAATAATTAAATGGATAACTATGTCTACCATGATGATGACATGGACAAGGACAATAGACCACCTGCATGTTATCAATTAACATACAGGGGGTGTAAGTATTGGTCTTGCTATCTTATTCATTTAAGAGAATGGTTTGAAAAACTATTAATATCTGAGGGATCTTGACATCCCTCTTTTTTTTGTTTAAAATGAATTTGTTCGGGTCAGTACAAATAATGAAATGAATAAAGACAGATTAAAACTTTTAGTAAAAAATCTAGAACTTCTTGTAGAAGGACTGAAGGCAGAAGTATATGCTGATGCTTCTGCTTATAACTATTATAGTATTGCTCCACATATTGGAGAACTTGATGAATATGATGAGATCTTTGAGGATGATGACGACTGATGACTACATCCAAATCACAACAAGTCAAGGAAGAGTTTTTATATCCAACTCCTCCATTAAATCCAGATTCTGATAAATCATTTCTGGAAATTGCACAAACAAATAATTTAAATAATTTTTCCACACATCTACAGTATATTTCTGCAATGGTTATTGGTGGAAAGATGAATGTAGAAGATTCATATAGAGAAGTGAAGAATCTATATAAATCTTGGAAATCTTCTCACAAATCATTAAAAGGAGGATGGTTCAATTGAAACCAATCAAAGCAAAGGATCTTCTCGAACTTGATAAAAGACTTGAGGTAGTTAAACTTCAGTGCTACCCAATTCCAGAGCAAGTCATTTGGCAGGCAGGAAAAGGAGATTATTCTGAAGTTCCAATTCACGAAGTTGAAGTTCCTAGTCCACAAAAATGCGGTGAATGGATTGTAAATACTTTACTTGCAAATGAAAGAGGACATTATGGTTGTTACTCTTCAGATACTCAGGTATTAACTGAAAATGGGTGGGTATATTGGACTGAAGTAACGGAAAAAACTTCTCTTGCCGCTTATAATATTGAAACAGGAATAGTTAACTTTGAAACACCTTCAGCAGTTCAAAGGTGGGATTATGAAGGTAAAATGTATCATCTCACTGGACAATCTTTGGATATTCTGGTAAGTCCAGATCATCGTATGATTGTTCAAAATAGAAAAAAAGATGGAACTTGGACTTCTCCTTATGCTATAACTGCAGAAGAAGTCTATCAAAAACCAGTTAGATATATTACTACTGGAAATCTTTCTATTTCTGATCGAACCAATTTACAAACTCCAATTGATAATGAACTCTTTTGGGAATTGGTTGGATTTTGGATTGGTGATGGGGACAAAGATGCCAAAGCAAATACATTAAGATTTCATTTAAAATTGAAGCGTAAAATTGATTATCTTGAAAATTTGTGTAAAGATCTTGGGTTAGATTTTTATCCAACTAAAAATAATAGATATACTGTATCATTCACTGGCATTGGTAACTGGTTTAAAACTAATTGTCTTACTGAAGATGAATCTAAAAAGTTTCCTGCAGGATATTTGAGATTGGAAAAGGATTGTGTTCTTAGTCTTCTTGAAGGTCTGAGAAATTCTGATGGAACTAAAAGGAGAAATACTTGGTCTTATTCAACTACTTCTAAAGTGTTGGCAGAACAGATGCAAGCGATTGCTTCTGTAAATGACTTGAGATTTACTTGTTATATTGAAGAAAGAACTAATGAAAATCACAAAGATTTGTATGTTCTTAGATTAACCGCACAAATTAGTCCAAGAGTAGAAACATCACAATCTGGTAGATCAAAAACATATGTGGAAGAATGGATTAATTATAAAGGACAAATTCACTGTGCTACTGTTTCTACTGGTGCTTTGATTGTTCGTCGCAATCAAAAAATTGTTATTTGTGGGAATTGTTTAGAACATCCTTCAATTACATTCTCAGTTTCTGGTTTCGTACATAGTGTAATCGTACAGGCAAGAACACATCGCATTGGAACTTCTTGGGATGTACAATCCCAGAGATATACTGGAAAAAGAGTCGTGAAGGTTGCCAAAGGTGAACTTGATATTGAGGATGTTTTCTATGTGCGCCCTGAAGGGTTCTATACCAATCGTAAGGGTAAGAAGTATGAATGGACCGAAGAACACCGTCAACGCAAGTTGGGGAGGATTCTGAGTGAGTGTGAGGAGTATGCTGAGTATTATGGGCAAGGTATGTGCGAAGAACATATTCGTGACTATCTTCCTCAGGCAATTCGTCAGAACTTTGTAGTCTCATTTAATCTTCGATCTGTTCTTCATTTTCTGGATCTTCGTGCTAAACTTGATGCTCAACTTGAGATTCAGGCATTATGTGATTCATTTATTCCCGAATTACAAAAATGGTCGCCAAATGTCTGGGAGTATTATGAAGAAAAAAGACTCAAAAAAGCAAAACTTTCTCCCTGATTTGAATCTAAATAGAAATGTATTGAATTTATAAAAATGCCAACGTACCCCGTAGTGAATAAAATAACTGGTGAACAAAAAGAAGTCGAAATGAGTGTCCAAGACTGGGATCAATGGAAGAAAGATAATTCTGAATGGATACGTGATTGGTCGGATCCTTCTACTTGTCCCTCACCCGGAGAAGTGGGAGATTGGCAAAATAAACTAATCTCAAAGCATCCTGGATGGAATGAAGTTTTAGATCGTGCTGGCAAAATGCCTGCATCAAAAGTAAAAAAAATCTAAAAAGAAAAATAAAGAAAAAAAATATGGCAAGAAAAAAGCAAGAGATCGCAGTACCCTTTGGAATGAGCAATAGGCAAATGAAAAGGAAAAAACCCATTAATCTTGATTATATTCGGACAATTGAGCCTCTTACTGAGAATCAAGAAAAACTTTTTGAGACATATAAATTAGATCAAAATATTGTTGCATATGGTGTTGCTGGTACAGGAAAGACTTTTATTACGCTTTATAATGCTCTTCTAGATGTCTTGGATCAAAAAACACCATATGAAAAGATTTATATCGTAAGATCTCTTGTTGCAACTAGAGAAATTGGATTTCTTCCTGGGGATCATGAAGATAAGTCATCACTATATCAAATTCCATATAAAAATATGGTAAAATATATGTTTGAAATGAATGATGATGCATCTTTTGAAATGCTCTATTCAAATCTAAAAGCTCAAGGTACTATTAGTTTTTGGAGCACCTCTTTCATTCGTGGTACAACTTTAGATAAGTCTATTATTATTGTAGATGAATTTGCCAACCTGAATGGGCATGAGTTGGATAGTATTATTACTCGTGTTGGAGTTGATTCTAAAATTATGTTTTGTGGTGATGCAACTCAAAGTGATTTGATTAAGATGAATGAAAGAAATGGTATTGTAGATTTTATGAAAATTCTTCGCGTAATGCCTTCTTTTGATATTATTGAGTTTGGTATTGAAGATGTGGTTCGTTCCGGGATTGTTAAAGAATATCTCACTGCAAAATACGAATTGGGAATTAATCTTTGATGGTTTCTAGGAAGAATTCTTTCTTTGGAAACAATTAAAAAAAATGAAACACGAGGAACTAGCAAGAAAATCAAAATGACATTTATTCATCATAATTTTTTGGGTGATATTGAACTAGAATGTAAAACAACAGAAAGCATCCGTCTCTATAATATTCCAAATGGAGATTGGGTGCCTTCTATTACTTCAGTGACTTCTTTTTACAATCGACATATCTTTGCTAAGTGGAGAGAAAGAGTCGGTATTGAAGAAGCAAATCGAATCACTAAAAAGGCAACAGCAAGAGGAACTGACTTTCACCAAGTTTGTCAAGATTATCTTGAAAACAAGGAGTTGAATTGGGATGATTATCAACCTCTAACAAAACATATGTTTTATCATGCTAAACCCTATCTTGATAAGATAAATAATATTCATGCAATCGAAAGAACACTCTATTCAGAATATCTTGGTCTTGCGGGAAGAGTAGACTGTATTGCAGAATATGAAGGAGAACTTGCAGTTATTGACTTTAAGACATCAGAAAAAATTAAACCAGAAGAATGGATTGAAAATTACTTTGTACAAGAAACATTCTATGCAGCAGCATATTATGAACTTACAGGTAAAGTAGTTAAAAAACTTATTACATTAATGGTTACTCCTAGTGGTGAAGTGAAAGTATTTGACAAAAGAAACAAAGAGGATTATATTAGATTATTAGTTCGTTATATTAAGAAATTTTTATCAGATAAACTTTCTTGACTCTTCAGTAAATTTATGATATTCTTTAAAAAGAATTTTGGTGGATTATTTGTCTTTCAATCTTATAGAATTAATGGATTTATCATATAAAGAACAAATTAATAAAGAACTGGAAAGTAAATTTATTTGTCCAATAAAGTTCTCTCAAGAAATTGAAAAACTTGTGCGAACTGAAGAAAATATGAATTATATTGATGCGGTTGTTTATTTTTGTGAACTGAATAAAATTGAATTGGATGTAGTTCCAAAGTTGATTTCAAAACCACTTAAGGAAAAACTTAAGTGTGAAGCAATGGAACTTAATTTTTTGAAAAAAACTTCTCATGCAAGATTAAAATTTTGAAATTGGACCCTCATAATTGCTACAAGACTTACTTGGCACTTAAGAATCATTTTACAAAAGATTCTTATGATTTTCACAAATATAATGGAAAAACCAGATCATCACTTCAATCATTTTATAAACGTAAAGATCGTTTCTTTTTTGAAAAGATGAGTCGTCAAAAAAGTGATGATGAAATTCTAGAATTCTTTGTTGCTAATTTTGCAAACTGTAGTGATCCTCAGTCATTATGGATTGGTGAAATTATAAAAGAAGGAGAATTGGCACATAAAGAATGGAAAAAAAGAATTCAATCTCTTTCATACAAATTTAAAGATGAAGTAAGTTCAATCTTTGATTCAAATAATTTCAATTTAATATTTGAAATTAAAAATCAAAAGCATCCAAAGATCTTAAAGGAGTATTTGCAAGGAAATATATCTTTAGAGACATTGGTAATATTAGATAAAATTCTCGGATTTAGAAAGAATTTTGATAAGAAATTATTAGATCCTATTTGGGAGTTTGTTTCATTAAGAATTAGGAAGTATTCACCTTTCCTACATACAGATATACACAAATATAAAAAAATTTTAAGGGAGTGTGTTCTGTGAGTTTCTTTAATTCCGAAATGGTCAGATCAGAACTTTTAGAAATATCAGAACTTCAAGAAGAGATATATTCTAAAGTTTTTGATTTTTACAAAATGAGAAAGGAGGACAAAATTCGTCACGTAGAAATCCTTCAAAAACTTTTAGAAAAGCAAAGAATTCTTTATACTCGTATGAGTCTTTCTGATGATCCAGAAGCTCAAGAAATGAAAGATAGAATACTAGATTCTGCTAAAATGATGGGTCTTCCTGATGGAACTGATATTTCCTTTATGTTTGGAAATATGGAAAAACTTCTGGAGGCCATGAGAGAAGAAATTGACAGATCTGAAGAAATCTGATATATTAGTCTTATGCGGCTGGGAGATCCGCATCAAAGCAAATCCACAAAGGCCAAATACGTACAAATACGAGGTAGCATAATGTCTTTTGAAAGTCTCAAGAAGCAGTCAAAGCTTGGTTCTCTTACTGATAAATTAGTAAAAGAAGTTGAAAAAATGAGTTCCACATCTGGTGGTTCTGATGAACGTTTCTGGAAACCAGAAATGGATAAAGGTGGAACAGGATATGCAGTAATTAGGTTTCTACCTGCCCCAGAAAATGAAGATCTTCCATGGGTAAAAATGTTTTCTCATGGATTTCAGGGTCCCGGTGGATGGTATATTGAGAATTCTCTGACTACACTTGGGCAAAAAGATCCTGTTTCTGAGTATAATCGTACTCTATGGAACAGTGGGAATGAAAAGGATAAGGATATTGTTCGTAAGCAAAAACGTAAACTATCTTATTATAGCAACATCTATGTTATAAAGGATCCTATGCACCCAGAAAATGAGGGTAAAGTTTTCCTTTTTAAATACGGGAAAAAGATCTTTGATAAGATTATGTGTGCTATGCAACCTGAATTTGATGATGAAGAACCCATCAATCCTTTTGACTTTTGGCAGGGTGCAAACTTTAAAGTGAAGATTGTAAAGAAAGATGGTTATTGGAATTATGATAACTCAGAGTTTTCAAATCCATCTCCTCTTCTTGATGGTGATGATGATGCTCTAGAGGCACTTTGGAAGAAGCAAAGTTCTTTGACTGCACTGGTCGCTCCAGATCAGTTCAAGACTTATGATGAACTTGAGAAGCGTATGAATCAAGTTCTAAACATTGGTAAAGTTGCACCCAAATCTCAATCATACGATGAGGAGCAAGAGTATGAATCTTATGTACCCAAGAAAACTAAAGAGGATAATGTGATGGAAGAGCTAGAATCTTCTTACATCAAGAGTAAGCAAACTCCAGTGCGAGAAGATTCTTCTTCTGAAGATGAAGATGATGCCCTCTCATACTTTCAAAAATTAGCAGAAGATTAATTATAAATTCTTATATTATCTGCTCTCTTTAAGGTGTCACTCAGGAATTGGGTGCCACCTTTTTTATATTTCATAATTTTATCAATGTCATCAAATACAATGTTGATATATCTTGGTTTAAGTACATAGATAAATCTTTTTATATTTTCATTTTTTTGTTCTATTTCAAGATTAGAAACTGAATTTGTAATATCAGAAACTAAAACATCTTTTTCAAATCCAGGATCATAAAACTCGACAAAATAAGGAACAAGATTTTGATAGTCTGGATTGTTGGTATAGTTTCCATTTTCATCTACAAGATATTTGCGGTAATCAATAATCTTATTTGCAACTATAGTTCCTGCAGGCATTATAAGGGCTCCGAGGGAATCACGAACTTCTTCAGTTTCATAGTGATGAATGGCATTTAGATTCTCATAAGAACCATATTTTTCAAGCATTACTCTTTCAAAATTTTCATTTGACAGAGGCCATTCTTCGTAGACATTGAGGATATTATTACAAAGTAAAATTAGCCAATCAAGATTTGGATTGTTATAAATTTTATTTGCCACATTATCAGGTCTTTCATCTCCAATAATGGAATATCTTTCAAAGAAGTTTAAATTTTGAAAAATTTCATCACGAATCTTAACTCTTTTAAAGAGATTTTTGACAGTAACATAATTGTTAATATACTTATTTTCGTAATTACGATCAACATATTCAAAATTGGGTACTTGCCTAAAATATTCTCTAGTCATTTTAGTAACCTATTGGATGATTTGCTGCAGGTGATTTGGTATAGTCAGTGTCATAAACTGGAGTGATTTCTTGAAACTGCATATTTAATCTATATGCCACCATAGTTGCATCAGGATCCTCATAAGTCATATAAGATCCTAATGGAGTATAATCAACACTGAAATTGATTAATGCACAGGCTTTTGTTTCTTCATCATCTGGGGCAATTAAATTGATTGATTTATGAAGTTGATTTCCTTTTTGATATTGAATTTTGAATACATAAGGTGCCTTTAAAAAGAGACCTCCAGGCACTTCTCTTACTGCCATATGATATTTAAAGTATCTTATAATTTCTTTGATGATATTAACTTCTCCTGAATTTCTTGCACTCATTAAGAAAGTGAAGTTAAATGGACGAAGTTGAGGTCCTCTAAAAAGAAGTTCTAAGTTTGGATTGAGAACTAATGAGGTTGCTCTTGTAAAAATGCTTGGATTCCCTGCAGCAAGAGAAGCTACGAGATGATTGAATTTTGTACTATCAAATTGATTTTTGAGTTCTCCCAGTGCTTCTACAAGACCCATTGCCCCTTTTGCCATTGCTTCTCCAACATTACCATTAGTGGTGTTCATTGCTTTAAAAGCAGAATTATACAATGTGGCATCCAGGGGGTTTAAATTTCCTTCCCCCCAATCAACAGTATTTTGATCTGAAATTGGAGATTGAATTGAAATATAAACTGGAGGACTTACTGATTTGTATAGCGGTCTTCCGAAGGAAAATGTTCCTTGATTAGATCTTCCATTAATATCTGCAGCTGTAAATTTGATTCTATCTTGATCTGTTTCGGCAATATCTAATGGATATATTAGAGTATCACTAAACTGTATTTTTGGGTTTGTTGCGGTTCCGCCGATATAATTATATGGATTAGATGGATCTTGTATATCTACTCCAGGTCTAGGCAAAACTGGTGCTTGAGGACCTTGAGGACCTGGTGAGTTTTGAGACAGTATTGGATCTCCATTTTGGTCTACGATTAATTGTGAATTATTTGGATCTGATACTCCTGGTATTCCATTTTTGAAAAATAGATCTTGCTTAACTGGATCTGCATTTTTGTTTATAATTGCAGCTCTTTCGTTATTAAACTTTTTTGTTCCATCTGTATATAATAACCTAGTAAATTCACTTTTTGATAATTGATTTTGTGGATTTGCTTGATTATATTCTCTAACAATATAGTCTATGTTATTGGGATCAGTAGCCCATGTTTTTCCATCATCACCTGAAGATGATATTATTTTTGTATCTGTAGCTGGAAAAAATGGTGCCTTTAAAAATACTTCAGTATCTCCATTATCTAGATTTACAATTTGCTTTAATTTAAGTCCTTTAAATGGATATTCTGTGGTTAATTGTTCTGCCATCAGAACTTCTCCTCAAATAAAAAAGGACTAATTATCTCAATTTTTCGTAGAGTATGAGACATTTATAAATTATTTTTATTTATTTATAACCCAAGTTCTTCTTCCGTAATGATTTTAAATTCAATCATACGATCATCACACCATTCCTTTGCTGCTTTCCACTTTGCAATATTTTTATTATAGGTAAGAACTTCATTAATGTAAGTTTTTTTTCTCTTACCTTTAGATTCTTTTGGTTCTAATGTTTGTCTTTTTGGTTTAACTTCCACCAGATATTTTTTGGTTTTTCCACTACTTTCTTTGATTTTTATAATAAAGTCTGGAAAATATCTACGAACCTTATTTGTTGTTGGATCTAGATAAGGAATAAAAAATTCTTCTGACCCATATTTTAATATGTTGGGAGAACGATCGCACCATTGCATAAACTTAAGTTCCCAATTGCTTCTATACACTATATTATTTGGATTTCCAATATATTTTTCTGGATTTCTTGGATGAAAAAATCCTTGATGATATTTTGAATCACGAGGCATTTTTCCAACCTTTATGAGATTTATTTCTTCCAGAAACAACATGTTGTAAGCAACCAATATTTAAATTATTTTCCCTGGCAAATTTAGTTAAGTTTTTTATTTTTACAATTTCTCCTTTTGGGGAAATTAATCTATATTCTTTGCTATTTTTTTCCGATAATTTTTGCTTTGTTGTTTCTGGACAAGGTTTTCCTTTGAGGGGACTTTCATTTTTTTTAAACCACTCTTTTCTTTTTTCACTTTGCTTTAACTTTGCTTCTTCACTATGAGTCTTTCCCCACATTGGATTTAGTTTGCCAAATCTTGCACTACCATACATTCCATTTTTTTCTTTATGGTTGGCACGACTCATTCTAAAATTATCATCCTTACAAAGTTCCAACATTATTTGTCTCAATAATTCTTTTGTCTCTTCTGAATGTTTTTTACCATAAAAGGGATTTAATTTTCCCTCATATCCACAATTTCCTTCGTATTCTTCGTAGATAATTTCTGAAGTAGTGTTAATATTAAAGGTTTCGTTTAATTTTTTAGTATTAAACTTAATAATTCTTTTCATTATGAATTAACTATTCAATATTATTTATATTTTTCTGGATTTTGTGGATGAAAAAGTCCTTGATGATATTTTTTTTCAGACATACATAGTATAAGAACCATACAATATTTATAAATGCCTGCCCCATCTCCATCAAGAAAAAGTGCGGCAACTACTATTAAAGAGAAGTTATTAAGACCAGCTTTAACTTCTCATTTTGAATGCACATTTACTCCTCCAAGATTAGTAATAGACTGGATTAGAAATAATAGGGAATTTAATTATGATGATATTAATAATCAAGAACTTATCACATTATCTTGCTCAGAAGCATCTTTACCTGGATCTTCATTAGCAACTAATGAATTAGTTGATGATCATCATGGAGTTGCTGAAAGGCACGCTTATAGAAGACAGTATGATGATCGTGCTGATTTTACTTTTTATGTTGATGCTCCTAGAAATGAAGGTGATAAGGGATATAAGGTCTTGTGGTTTTTTGAGCAATGGATTGGATATATTGCATCTGAAGAGTATGCCGAAGGTTTAGACGATGCAAATTATTTTTATAGATTTAGACTTCCTGAAACTTATAGAAATGATATATACATCACAAAGTTTGAGCGAGATTATGATTTAAGTCTATCTGATTATGCTAGAAAGGGATTTTCAAATGAGTCTTCAAAAGAATATTTGGAGTATAAATTTTTAGAGGCATATCCTATTTCCATTAATAGTATGCCGGTTTCTTATGACAATTCTCAATTACTCAAGTGTACAGTTTCATTTACTTATACAAGATATATTCCCAGAAGAAAAAAAGGTATCTATTACACCTAGAGATTTTGATCCTTTAAGAGTTCAACCTTTTGATCCCAATATAGATTATCCAGAAGGATATTATGTGAATAGACCAATATTACCTAATGAATTAGATATACCATTTAGATAAACACATTTTCAAATGCATGATAAATAAAGTATCTGAATTCATCATTCATTTAATATGCCATTACCAAAAATTGTTACTCCAACTTATGAGTTGGAATTACCTTCAACTGAACAGACAATAAAATACAGACCATTCCTAGTCAAAGAAGAAAAAGTTCTTGTTATGGCTATGGAAACTGAGGATACTAAACAAATCACAAATGCTGTTAAGACAGTCCTTAAAAACTGCATTGAAACCAAAGGAATTAAAGTAGAAACTTTACCAACATTTGATATTGAATATTTATTCTTAAATATTAGATCAAAATCTGTTGGGGAAGAAGTTGAAGTCAATATCATTTGTCCTGATGATGGAGAAACTGAAGTTCCAGTTACTATTAATGTAGATGATATCAAGGTGGAAAAGGACGAAAATCATTCTACTAAAATTAAAGTTGATGATAATATTATGATGGAAATGAAATACCCATCATTAGAACAATTCATCAAAAATAACTTTGATATCTCCGGATCCACAAATATTGATCAGTCATTTGATTTAATTGCTTCTTGTGTGGATAAAATTTATACTGAAGATGAGGTGTGGTCTACATCAGATGTGACTAAGAAAGAGCTTATTGATTTCTTAGAACAAATGAATAGTGTTCAATTCAAAGAAATTGAAAAGTTCTTTGAGACTATGCCGAAACTTCAACATAAACTTGAAGTTGAGAATCCAAAGACTAAAGTAAAATCTGAAGTTGTTCTTGAAGGGTTAACAAGTTTTTTCGCTTAGGGATGTCCCATATAAACCTAGAGAATTACTTGAGGTTAAATTTTGCCCTAATACAGTATCACAAATGGAGTTTAACTGAAATTGAGGGGTTAATGCCATGGGAAAGAGACATTTATGTAATTCTTCTCAAGAATCATCTTGAAGAGGAAGAAGAAAAATTAAAGTTAAAACAACAAAAAAATGGCTACTAAGGCGGAAAGATTAAGAGAAATATATGAATCAAAAATTGGCAAGGATCTTGTCGATAAACTTTCTGATAGTCAGATAAAACTTATTTCCGCTTTTTATAACTCTTTGGACAATAAAGAGCAGAGCATTATTGATAGTAGAATAATAATGGGATATGATGATACCGACTTGCACGAGATGGCAAGAGGTATGGTTGAAGAAGAGGATGAAGAAATCCCTGAAGGTCTTGATGATTTAATTAATGAAGTTGCTGGAAAGCAAACAGCAACTCAACCAAAAAGAAAAAGAGGAAGGCCAAAAAAGAAAACAGCAAATCCTCCACCTCCACCAGAAGGTCCTGGTAAACTCGTTTTATATAAACCCCCAAAAGATTCTAAAGAAGATGATCTTGTAAGTGAAGAAGTTGATGAAAGAATTCTTAAGATGTTGGGTCTTGAGGATGTTTTTGATATTGACTATGGAGATTACTATAATTTATTGAGAGAAAAACTTATAGAAGTTAGTAAGGGAGATTCTGATGTTTCTACTGAAGATGCTATGCTTCTTCAAGAAGAAATCAAGAGGGTCAGGAATAAAAAACGTCAAGGTGATATTGGAAAAGTAAAACTAAAGAAGAAAAAAATTACAACAGATAGTTTTATAGATTTTGATGTTGCAAAAAAGATATCTCAACCTACTATAAAACAAAAGAAAGATTCTGATATTCCTTCTGGGGAAGATACTGCAAAAAAATCTCAAGAAATATCCGACAAAAAAGAAGAATATAATAATTCAATTTATGAAAGTATCAGTAAGTCTTTAGATAATATTATTGTAATATTAAAAGATCAATTAAAATTTGATAAAAAAATTTCTGAGAAAGAACGGAAGAAAAAAGAGAGTGCTAAAAGAAAAAGTAAAGAGGATAAACTTGAAAGTTCTTTTGCAAAAGGAATTAAGGCAGTCTCTGGAGTGGCGAAGAAAGTATTTTCACCACTTCAAGATATTATTAAAAGACTTATAACATTTTTTACTGCAATTTTTCTCGGAAAGGTATTTCAAAATTTAATGGGTTGGTTTTCTGATCCAAAAAATGAAAGTAAGGTTAAAACTTTAGGAAAATTGTTGAAGACTTTTTGGCCTGCTATTTTATTTGGATTACTTTTATTTACAAATCCACTTGGAAAGTTTGTAAGAGTAATTACTGGGATGATTTTGAAGTGGACATTTAAACTTGCTAAGTTTGCAATACCAAAATTATTGAGGTTTGCTAGAAGAAATCCAAAACTGGCAGTAGCAGCTGGACTGTTTACTGCAGGTGCAACAATTCCAATGTTATTCCCAGCATCTGTTGATGCTGAAGAAAGAAAAACTGAGGCGGCACCTGGAACTAAAGAGGAAAAAATTCAACAACTTAGGCAACAAAAAGAAGGGTTGAATTGGTTTCAAAAAAATGTTCAGGGAATGGGTCCTGAAATTGATGAACAGATTCAGAGACTGGAAACTGGAGAAACTGCTTCTTATTCTATGGGTGGACCTATAACTTTGGGTCACGGGTATAATGGTATTGATAATACTACTGGAGAAAGTATTACTGGAGCTGGTCCCGATACTCAGCTAATTGCAGCAAGACCTGGAGAAGTTGTCTTGACTCCAGAAGATCAGGGGTACATTTATCAAAATACTGGTTTTGATGTTGCAAAATATGTTGGAGATAGAAAACCAAAATTTGTAAAGACAAGTAATTTGAAGTTTTCTAATAAAGGATATTATAAAGGTGGAATGATACCAACTTTTAAGGATGGTGGTATTGTTGGGGGAAATAAGTTTAATCTACTTAAACCGCAAGCAAGGGTTATTTTTGATAGACTGGTGAAGGGTGGATTGACTAAAACTGCAGCTGCTGGAATAGTTGCAAATATTGGAGTTGAGACTGGATATACTTATGACCCAAATATTCATCAGCATGGAGGAGGTCCTGGTAGGGGATTAGTTCAGTGGGAAAGGGGTGGTAGATATGATACTGATCCAATTAATTTAAGATCTTTTGCAGAAAGTCGCAAATCATCTTGGAATGATTTGAATACTCAAATAGATTTTATACTTCATGAGTTGAATACTCATCCAGAATATAAATTCGTTAAAAAGGAACTTAATTCATCTAAAAATATTCCTACAGCAACTAGAATATTTTTAGAGAAATATGAAAAAGCTGGAGTACCTCATATTGAAGATAGATTAAAAGTTGCCAAACAAATTCAAGATGCTGGATATTTAAAACCAAAAGCAGAAGCAAAACCAAAAACAGATCCAAAATTGAACAGGGAAAATCTAATCAAAAATCGTCCTTGGTGGGATAAATTTGGTTGGTTTGGTGGTAGATCCGCAGAAATTGAAAGGGAAAAACAGAAATCTAAAAATGATCTATTAAAACGATATAAAGCTAAAGGAAAGGAGGGTGGTGGAATTTTTCCAGTTACCACTAAAACTGGAGTTGATATTTCTGGTATGGGAGCAGATACTCAATATCTACCTCATTATAATATGGCAGTTCAACCTGGAGAAGAAATATTCAAATATGTTCTTACTAAAGATGCGGCAGAAAAAGGTGCTGGCAACATATTGTTAAATTTTGCAAATAATCTTAATGCAAATTTTGATTCAAATTCTGATGCTGCAAAAATTGGAATGAGAAATAAAAATATTTCAGAAGGAGTTCGTCCTTATGAGGTAAATAGTAATGAAACTGGTGGAGTTTCTATGTTGCCTATGGGTGGTATTGGAGGACCTGGAAAGATGCCATATTCACAAAATGGTGGTTCTACAGATAGCTTTCATTCTCCAATATGTGAAGCAGGATTATCTGAAAGGCAAAGAATATTGGATATTATAGGAATCTCTGCATTTGAGTAGAAATAAATGGCACTACTAGCACTAGCATCAGGAATAGGAAAGAAACTTATAGGAAGCAAGGAGAAAGGTGCTGCAAAGAAAATGCTTCCAGGAGTAAAGGAAAAACAACAAAAAGTAAAACCTTCAGGGGCGCTTGTAAAAAGAGAACCTGAAGGGGATGCATCTCAAAAGCAAAAAGGTGCATTTAAACCTACAGAATCTCTTGTTCCAATTTCCAGCATTTCAAAAAATCTAGAATCTATTAAAGAGCAGGAATCTGAAAATAATTCTTTGTTTAAAATTAAAGAAAAGGTTATTTCAATTGAAAAACTTTTAGGTGAAAGTTTTAAGTTTAAAAGTAAGCAGAAAGAAACTGAAAGGAAAAAAACTGAAACTACAAGAAGAACTAAAAGAGAAGAAAAATTAGAGAAAAATAATAAAAAAAGTAAATTTTCAATTTCAATTCCCGGAAAGGGATTATTTGACAATATAATGTCTCGTCTATTTAAGTTCTTCTTCTTTATTGCTCTGGGTAAGATAATTCCTTTGATTGTGGATTTTCTTCCAAAAATGGAAGGAATTATTAATTTATTGGGAAAGGTTGTTGATATTGCTGTAAAAATTTTTGGTGGTATTTTGGATGGATTTATAAGTTTTGTTGATTGGGGATTTAAGGTTTATGAACAAGTAAAGGGAATTGCAAAAAGTATTGGTGGTGAAAATTTAGAGAAGATTTTTGATGGGTTTACTTCCAATCTGGAGAAGTTTTTAAATCTTGCTTTAATTATTGGAATGACTCAAGTGGGTCTTGGTGATAAAGGTTCTGATGTTGGAAAGGGTGGGGGTGGAAAAAATACTAGAATAAGAGGTGGGAGAAATGTTCCTGGAAGAAGTCGTTATGGGACAAGTTCTAATGCAGCAAGAAGATATGCACAAAGATTTGGAAGAGATGCTGCTGTTCGTAGATTTGGTGAGAAAGGTGTTCGTTCATTAGGAGGAAAGTATGCAAGATCTGGTGCTACAAATCTTGCAAGAAAAGGTGCAGCTGCTACTCTTGGTAGAACTGGTCTCAAAGCTGCTGCTAAGATTATAAAACCTATTGTAGGTAGAATACCTTTTATTGGGGGTTTGCTTGAGTTTGGTATTTCTTGGGCAGTAGGAGATCCAGTAGGAAAGGCGGCATTTAGGGGAATTGGTTCAATTCTCGCTGGTGCTGTCGGCACTGCAATTGGAGGTCCAGTTGGTGCTGCTGTTGGTGCTGTTGTTGGTGGTGAAATTGGTGGTACATTATATGATATGTTTTTTGAAAATAAAGAACCAAAAAGTGGTTCGGGTAAAGTAAGAGGAAGGGCATTAGGGGGTCAAGTTACAAGAGGTGGAAGAAAAGTTGATGTTCCTATTCAAAGAACAATAAGAAGAGCACCTAAAGTAAAAACAGAACCTGAGAAGTTTAATGTTAGAATAGAACCTGGAAAGGACGTTGGTGGGGAAGAAAGAATAAAAGAAATTTATAAAGGAGATCCTTATAAAAAACCTTCTGGTGGATGGATTTTTGGTGGTCCGGTAGTGGATAAGGATAAATATCCTGCATTTTATTTGTTAAAAGATATATCTAAAACTTTGGGAAATATTCCATTACTTGGAAGTTGGATGAGTTCTGCAATTAATATTGCCTTGGGTCAAGATGTATCAGATAGAGTTTATAGCAATTTTGCAAATAATTTGGGATTTTTTGTAGAGAGTATTGTTAAAAATAAAGTGGCATCCTCAACATCAAAAATATTTGATGTTATTAGTAGAATGCAAGAGGGGGGTACAATCCCATCAATTAAGATGATTGAGGATCAAATTGAGGGTGGAAATTTGGCTTCTACACTATCAATTTTAGTTAAACGAGATGTTGATAAGGCACTTGCAAAAGTAAAAGATAGTTTAAATATATTTAAAGATAAGGATAAAGAACCTGATGATGCCCCTGGTGGTGGTCCTCCTGGCGGTGTTCCTGGTGGTTCTCCTGGCGGTGAATATGGTGGGTATGCTCCTACGGGAATCCAGAAGGAAATCTATGATTACTTGATTAATGTTAAAAAACTAAGTGATGTTCAAGCACTTGGACTAATGGCAAATATTTCAAGAGAAAGTGGTTTTAGAACTGATCCTGGTCTTGGATCTGCTGGAGAAATTGGAATGTTCCAATGGAATCCTCAGGTTGGAAGAGCACAAAAAATGGAAATGGCAGTACCTGACTGGAGAACGAATTGGAAAGGTCAAATTGACTATGCATTAACTGAATATACTGGACCAAAATATGTTGCAAAGTCTTTTAGAAATGCTCAGGAAGCTGCTGATTGGTGGATGAATGAGTGGGAAAAACCTGCAAATCCTGCTGCTGGATCTAAAATACATGAAGAATATCTTAAAACTGTTCCAAAAGCACCTGATGGGACTGCAAAGTTTAGGGAACCTAAACAAATGTCGCCAGAAATATCACCTGGAGAAAGTAGAGTTTCTGAAGATATTAAAAACTTCAGGAAGTTTAGAACTCAATTTGGTGCTTCTGAAAATAGAAATCCTACATATGATCCTAATTGGTATCAAATACGTGAGATGGGAACTTATGGTAGTGGAAATTATAATATAAGTCCTTTAGCAGATGATACTAATTATGAGATAAATGTTCATAAAGGAGCTGGGCACTGGGAAAATCGTGCCTTTGATATTCCTGTTCCAGATAGTTCTGCAGAAGGTGATAAAGTAGCTGATTATTGGAGATCGAAGGGATATAAAGTTATTTGGAAATCTAAAGGTCATTATAATCACGTTCACGTAGAAGTTCCTAAAGATAAGGCACAAGAATGGTTTAAAATTATTAAGAAGGCAAAGGCAAAACCACAACAAACATCCAGAGAAGGAGTTAAAACATATAAAGGCCAAACCTATTTCAAGAAAGATAATAAGTATTATGAGGAAGTAAATGGGCGTGTGGTGGAAATTGATAAGAGAATTTATGATATGGTTCCAACTTCGTCAAAACCAACACAGAGATTAAAATCTGCATCAAAAGGAGCTGCAGCTCCTGGATATGGTAAAGAAGGTGGAGGATTGATTTCTCCAATAAATAAAACAAATATTCCAAATACTTTTGCTTCTTATAATCGACCTGGAGCAAATACTAAAGTTGTATTCATACCAATTCCAATCAACTCTTCATCTATGAGTCCATCAGTTAGTAAATCTACAGGATATCTACCCCCTCAAGTGATTTCTTCAAATAGTGCAGGTTTAAGACTCAAACCAATACACGACCTAAGTAGAGAATAATATGTCAACTAGACTTACAGTAGAAGCTGGAAGAGCTCAGATAGAAAAATTTGAAATTACATCAAATTATGATGCAGGAACAGAAAACTATGGACCTCGTTGTGTTGAATTGTGTGTTTATGAAAGTGTTTTTGATTCTACTGTAAGAGCTAAGGGGCAATTTGTAGATGCTGGTTACAATAAATCAAATATGTCTGCAAATGATGAAAGGTTTAATATGACTGCAGGTGAAAAAACTGAAATTAAAATTGTAGACGGTCGTGAAAATTATCTAGAATTTACTGGAGATTATCAACTTAGAGTTAGAAAGCAACAAAGAGAACAATTTTCAACTCCTTCAAATACTTATGTAAATTTCTTTGCAGACTTTTATTCTAAAGAGTCTATGGAAAATCATTTGGTTGAAAAGAGAGCAACAAAAAAGTTTGAAGGATTTCCTGATGAGCATGTTCAAACTTTGATTAGTGATGTTTTAGGAAGTCCTAAAAATATTCAAGTAGATCCAACTATCATACCTTACAATTTTCTTGGATATTCTGAAAAGGTTTTTCATCATACTGCAAATCTTTGCAATAAAGGATGTCACGAAAAATATTTGGGTAAAACTGCCGGATACTTATTTTACGAAGTTGCAAAGGGAACTGATTCTGAAGGTGGATATAGATATAAATCAATAGATATTTTATTTGAACAAGAACCCAAAAGGAAGTATATCTTTAATAATAATGTAAAAACACCTGATGGATATGATGATTCTATTTTAAATTATTATGAGAATGTTTCTATCAATGCAGATTCTGAACTGATGAGTGGTGCAACTGCTCAATGGAAATCAATAACATTTCAACCATATCTTAAATTGACTGATGAAAATATATTTGACTATAAGGATCAGGAGCAGGTTGTAAATAATGCAGGAAAAGAGTTTCATAAAATTGCAAGTGATTTAGAAATTCAAACAAAAGAAACTAGAAAATATACTAGACTATGGGATAATAGTGCATTACCTCATGGAAAAAATTGGGCAGAACAACAACCACACTCTAAAGAACTTCTTGGTCCGGGTAATTATGATATTGAGAAATTAATCAGACAATCGCATGATAGGTTCAATCAACTTTTAGGAATTCAGATTACTATTTTGATTCCTATGGACTTAACTCTACATGTCGGAGATCTTGTTCAGTGTGATCTTCCCCAAGTTGATTCTGAGAAAACTGAAGATTCCAAGAACAGAAGTGGTATATATATGATATTAGATCTTTGTCATAGGATTACTCCTAACACTTCATACACTTCTCTTCATTTATCAAGAGATTCTACAATTTATAAAAAGTAACCATTATGAAAAAAAGAACCTTATCTCAGCACATAGAGGATGATAAGAATGAACTTGATAATCATAATGTAAGTTCTCAAAGAAGAAGGCATTTGCAAAGTGAAATTGAAGATTTGGAGATTTATAAAAATAATCATCCAAATGAAAATAAAGATCCAACATCATTAGAATTGTATTGTGATTTAAATCCAGAAGCTCCAGAATGTAGAATTTACGAAGATTGATATGAATGGAAGTTTATTTCATAGTGAACATTTAGGAAGAACACCTTTTTATTTCTGGTATGGTCAAGTAGTTGGTGACTGGGAAGGAAACCAAAATCACGAAATTCATACTAGAGATGATATTCCTGGATGGGGATATAGAGTTAAAGTGGCGATTCTCGGACAAGATCCAAGAGTTACATCTGAAGGTGCATCAAATCCAGAACTTGTAATGGCTGAAGTTTTACTTCCCACAACTGGTGGCGGAGGAGTTGGTGGCGGAGTACAGACTCCCTCAATAGGAAACAATTCTTTTGTAGTTGGATTTTATAAGGATGGTGTAAATGCCAGAGAACCTATTGTTATGGGAGTTCTTCCTAATGTTTCTCAGAGTAGAATGAAACCATATTCTACTCCAGATTCCTTGAGATATGATGCAACAACTGGATATTTGCCTGGGATAGATAGGGTAGCAACTGATGCAAAGTTGGGAGAAGGTCCTGCATCATCTGTGATTATGGAGTTTGGGGAGCAAGCAAGAAAATATGTAGTATCTTTACCAGATCAACTTATAGATGGAGCACAAGCTCACTTAATTCCAACTACTTATAGGTGCAATAAAAATGCTGGTGAGATGAAAGGTATTCAACTCATTATTCAGCAAGCAGTTAATGCATTAAATTTTATTAGAACTCAAGGTAAATCCTTTAAATCTGCAGCATCAGATTTAACTGGAAATATTCAATCAATTATTTCAAGTGTTACTAATTTTGTTTCATCTCTTGTAAAAAGTATGATGAAAAAAATGAGGGGATTTGTAATCAATAAAATCAATAATGGAATTAAAGATGTATTGAATTTAGTTCCCCCCAACTTAAGAAGTGCAGCATCTGATGGAGCAACTCAGGCTAATGACACAATTTCTTGCGTCTTCAATAAAGTAATGGGGACTATTAAAAATATTATTGGAAAAATTCTTTCAGATCTATTGGGAGGAGCTGTAAATACTGCAATGTGTTTTGCAGAAAATGTTGTTGGGAGTTTTCTAAGTCAGGTACTTGGAGATCTTACTTCTGCTCTAGATTCTGTCTTATCTCAACTTGAAGGTATTCTTGGAAAGGCAGTAAATTTTGCTGGAAAAATATTAGATGTCTTAGACACTGTATTTGGGTTTCTCAATATATTTTCATGTCAAGAAGAGCTTGCTTGCCCTGTAGTGGAAGAATGGAGTTTCTGGTATGGACCCAAAAATCTTTCCAATGATGTATCTCAAAATCTTAGTAAATTAATGCAAGATCTTTCAGATAAGGCAGATGCTGCACTTGGAAATGGTGCTGGAGGTGGCGCTCCATCTTGCAGCATTGGGCCATTACTTTCTGGTCCTCCAACCATTAGTTTGATTGGTGGTGGAACTTCAAGAAGTGGAACTGGCAATGCAAGCGGATCTGATGGATCTGCATCAGGAACTGCTGGAGGTAGTGGTGCTACTGGAACTAATGGTACTGGGACTGGAACTAATGGTACTGGGACTGGAACTGATGGTACTGGGACTGGACCAATTCCAATTGAAGTTATTCCATTCTCAGCTAATGCAGTTATTAGTCCAAGAGGAGAACTTCTTGCTCTTGATGTTGTAAATCCGGGTCTCGAAAATTATACAAGTCGTCCAACAGTTATTGTTACTGATAACAGTGGACTTGGAAATGGTGCTGTAGTAATTCCAATAATGAAAAGTAATCCAGAAACTACTAATCAATTTGATAAAAATGGATGTGGAAATCCAGATTCTGTCGAAGAAGTTGATAATTCCAAGACTGAAGGTATTGGTGGAGGTGAACTTACTGAAGTATTTCCAGATACAGCTGCAAACTTACTTCAAACTGCAAATACACAATCTCCTGAAGGGATGTCTATTGATAAGTTTGTAGTTATAGATTCTGGAGTTGGATATTTGTCAAAACCTGATGGAAGCACTGGTGCTGGTGGAGCAAAGTTTTCAGATCCAGAAGACACTATCCTATTATGTGGAAGTGGTGGGTATATTCCAATTCCTCCCGGAGAAACTATTCAGGTTAAAGGGGGTGATCAAATATTCCTACCATCAGGAACAAACACTCAAATCTATAATTCTGATGGTGAATTGACTCAGAATGTTGATGGAAAAGGTCCATTATCTCCTATTGATATTTTAGAGTCTGGAACTTTAACAACACCTCAACCACCAGAAGATATTGGTCAAATTACTTCAGATAATGCAACTGCTGGATATGATGTTGTTCTTGAAGTGAATGAAGTCTTTATTGAAAATCCTGGAATTAATTATGATGTAAATGATGAGATTACTGTTGAACCTAGTAATGGTCTTGAATTAGAACCTAAATATGATGAGAATGGAAAACTTGTTGATGTAAAGGTTACAAATCCTGGAATTGGATTTGTGGAATTTCCTGAAATTAGAATTTATTCTGATACTGGATTTAATGCAAATATTATTCCAATTTTTAATGTATTAAGGTTGAAAGAGTATGAAGATCGTGGTACAATACCAAACGGAGTAGAATCAATTAGCGTAGTGGATTGTGTTGGAAAAATCCCACCAAAAACAACTTTTGATAGAGTTCCTCAGTAAATATGTCATCTAAAAAAGAAAGAACTAATTTTGTTCATGGTCATAGGTCTAGAGGAACCATAAAATTTGGACACCTTCATATGGGAAGTGAGGGTGAATTGAAGTCTGATGTGCAGTCTGGAGTAATGCTTCAGGCATTTGACTCTAGACATTATATGACAATGGATATTAATGGTGTTAGAAAGGGATGGACTTTGAATAGATGTCCTGGAGTCTATTCTATTAGATGTGCTACTAATGTCACTCCAGGAGAACTTGGATATGTTTTGCTATGTGAGCAGGGGGATATTTCAATTTCTGCCCCAAATGGAAGAATTAGATTGTTTGCCCAAGACATTGATTTGAGGGCAGAAGGTCCTGATAACCAAAGAGGATCAATTAATTTGGATAGTAGTCAATCTGTAAATATTGATACTCAGGTTGTTGATGTTAAAGGTGATGCTGGAATTAGAATATTTACCCCCTACACTTTAGATCTTATTGGAAATCAGACTGTTCACTTTACTTCCAATTTTATTCGCGGTCTTTCTGCAGCATCTTCGAGGCAATCTTCTAAAACAAATTCATTAACTTCAAAATCATTTCAAACAAAATCTTTATACACTTAAAATTATGTCTTTTTCTGTAGATACTTTAGAATCTTCCCATCAACTTGTTCTTGGCAATGGATATAATATTATTCATATGGGACTTGGTGATTCATCTGTTCGTGGATCTGGATATCTAGAGGGTCCTATAGTTGTTGGGAATAGTAATAAGTATCTGTCATCTTCACCGACAGATTCTGCAACTTTAATGATTGGAGAATCTACAAATAATGATTCTATTATTAGACCATTTTATTCATTGATGGTTCAGACTTTTGCAAGAATTAAATCATATCTCAAGATTGATTTTCTTCTTTCAGTTAGATTTATTAAAGCCAAAGTAATCTATACTGAAAAATTATTTGCCAAGGTAAAAAACTTTAGAATTGACCATCCTTTAGATCCAAAAAATAAATATCTAGTATACTCTTCTCTTGAAGGTCCTGAAGTTGGTGTTTATTTTAGAGGAAGACTTAGAAATTCTAATGAAATTTTAATTCCAAAATATTGGAAAGAACTGGTTGATTCGAGTTCAATTACTGTTCAACTTCAACCAATTGGTTCTCATCAGGAAATTGCTATCAAAGGAATTCAAAATGATAAAATAGTTGTTCAATCGAGAGGTGGATTGCCAATCGATTGCTATTATCATATTTTTGCGGAAAGAAAAGACGTTCCTAAGTTGGAAGTGGAGGTAAGTAAATAATGGCAAATATTTGGAACATTGGCCCTTATGGAACATTTACTGGTCCTAGTGGAAAATATAATTTTGATGACAGTGAACCAAATTGGTGGAAAAATGTTGGATATGACGTAGAGTTTACTCTTTCAGATGTTGCTTGTGTTTTATACAACACTCTTGATGATTATGCTTTAATGAGACTTGATGGAACCAATACTTCCAAAGTGACTATTGAAAGAAGTTCTGGACCATTAACACTTTTCAATGTTCAATCGGGAGTTTCTGTTTTCAGTGGAGAAGTTTATTCAAATGCAGGTGGACATAGATTATCTGCAAAGAAAAACTTTGATATTCCTCATCCAAATAAACCTGGATGGAGGTTGAGGCATACTTGTTTGGAAGGTCCTGAGAATGCAGTATATTTTAGAGGAAAACTTAAGGATTCTACAGTGATTGATCTTCCAGATTACTGGAAAGATTTTGTTGATTCTGAAAGTATTACTGTACATTTAACTCAAGTTGGATCTCAGCAGGATTTAATCTTAGATAGGATAGAAGATAATAAGATTTTTATTAAATCAGGATCTGGTTGTTCTATAAATTGTCACTATATAGTTTATGGAAATAGAACTGATGGTGAAGACTTGATAGTTGAATATGAAGGAGAAACTCCTGCAGATTATCCTGGAAATAATGATGAGTATTCAGTTGTTGGTTGGAATTATGATGTAAGAACTAACAAAAAAGAATCTTAAAATGCCATTTACATTTGCCAAAAGTTATTCTATTGATAAGATACAGGAATTTGATCCTGGTATAGATACATTTTTTGGAGATACTTATTCAATTCCGGATTTGCTTGAGGATCTGGAAGCAAATCAACTGAGATCAAATGTAAATTTATATGTTAAAGGTCCTCTATTTGACCAATTTGATAATAAGGGTGGTTCTGGTCAAGTTCTTTTAACTGATGCTAATGGTGTTTTTTGGGGAAATGTATCTGGAATTGGATCACCTCTTCAATCAATTGCAGTTTTGGATGAGGGTGGATTTATTGCAACAGTATCTACTTTAAATTTTCTTGATGGAACTGATCCCACCAATCTTATACAAGTAACTCAAGGAATTAGTGGTTCAGTTGTAAATATTACTGTATCTGATAGGTGGTCTCTTTCTGGAGGTGATATCTACAGAAATAGTAAAGTTGGAATTAATAATTCTTCTCCAGCATATGATCTAGATGTAACTGGAACTGTTAATATTACATCTACATTGAATGCTGATGGTTCTGTAACCTTTAATTCCACATTAGATGTTGATGGTGCCACTATACTCAACAGCACTTTAGAAGTTACTGACCAAACAACTTTAGATGGATTTGTTCAGATTAATAATGATGTAATCATTACTGGATTTACAACTGGAACAATTTCAACCTCCATTTTATCAAGAACATCAGAATTTTCAGAAGTTTCTACTGCTTCTACATTTATAAAAACTGTAGAAACTACAACAAATCAGGAGTATTATATTCCCTTTGTAGAGAACTCAACTTCTACTGATGAAGAAACAATCCGAGTCGATTCTGGAATTAAATACAATCCAAGTGATGATTCATTAACTATTGATGGAGATCTTTTAGTTGATCAGAATGCAAAAGTTGTGGGGACATTAGAACTTGATAATGCTCTGATTGATATTAATGGAAATACTGCTGTAGGAAAAACGGATTATCGTCTTGCTTCTGTCGGAACTGGTGTTTCTTGGAGACCTCCTGGTGTAGAAACGCAAAATGCAATCTGGGTGACTGTAGATGGAAATGATTCTAACAGTGGATATTTGGAAGGTGATGCAAAGAGAACAATAGGATCTGCTGCATCAATTGCAAAATCTGGAGATACTATTTTTGTAAGATCTGGAGTTTATTATGAAAATAATCCTATTGGATTGAGAACTGATGTATCTGTTTCTGGTCAGGATCTTCGTTTAGTCACAGTAGTTCCCACCAATGTAACTAAGGATGTTTTTCACGTTAGAAGAGGGTGTTTAATTGAAAATTTAAACTTTGCAGGAACTAGCGTATCAGTTGCCCATACCGGTTGTGGTGCTGTTGCATTTCCTCCAACAAATCCTTCTGATTATGCTAATAGTGGTTATATTGCAGCAGGACCTACACTGGAAGGACCAACTGGAAGATGGAGAAGTCCTTATGTGAGAAACTGCACTAACTTTATGAGTGGTAGTATTGGAATGAAGATTAATGGAGATCATGCATCAGTTGCTGATCCAATTAATAATATTGGAAATAATTTAAAGTCAATGGTTTGTGACTCCTTTACGCAATATAATGAGAATGGAATAGGAGTATCTATTACAAATAATGGGTATGCTCAATTAGTTTCTATCTTTACTATTAACTGTGATAAAGGAATATATGTTGATAGTGGAGGATCTTGCGACCTTACAAACTCCAATTCATCATTTGGCAATTTTGGTCTTTATGCAGTTGGATTGGGTGCAACAGAATATACTGGAGAAGTATTGGCAGACACTATTGCAGATAATGATGTTATTGTATTAAATTCTGTTTATGATTCAAATTTAAGTCCTAGAAGACCTTACGATGGTCAGGCACTTTGGTTTAAAATTAATTTAGATAATTATCCAGATGCAGTTGGAACCGGAACAATTACCTCACCCTTAGAACAGTTGGATAGAATTGTAGTTACAAATGGCGGGTCTGGATATAGTGCAGCAAATCCACCATCAGTTCTAATTGTAGATTTAAATGATGGTTCACAACTTCCAAAAGGTCCTCAAGGTATTATTGCAGAGGCAAGTCCTACAGTAGATCCCACCACGGGCCAAATCACTGAAATTGATGTAGTCAATAGTGGAAGAAATTACCTTTCGAGTCAAAATATTTCAGTAGTTGTTGAAGGAAATGCAACTGCAACTGCAATTATGTCACCTATATATTTCACAGTATCTGAGGCAACTGAACCAAGTTCATCTGGAGTTACTACTGTTACATTTAATGAATTTATTCCTTATGAACTTTTTGCTAATGATGAAGTTGAACTCAAGAGAATCAGTCGTATTTTGACCAGTTCTCATTCATTTGAATATATTGGATCTGGAACAGATATAAATACATCTATACCTCTACAAGGTGCTGTTCCAATTAAGGCAAATGAAGTTGTTGCATTAGATGGAGCACAAATTCCCTTCACAAGTACTGATCAAAAAGGCAACTTTGATATTGGTGATGGTATTCAAATTGACCAGACTACATCAACAATCAGAGGAAGAGATTTTAGTAGAGCTATACGAGCAGAAGTTACACCATTAATACTTGCACTGAGATAAGATATGGCAGTTGCACCACTTAATAAGTTTTTAACAATAGCAGTTCCTGTTGCTCCTGGAGAGCAGACTATCTATACAACTCCTGTTGGAGTATCTGCTATTTTACTTTATGCCCAAGTATCTAATGTAGGAATTAATACATATCCAACAGTTACATTTACTCATAGAAGAACAAGTGTTGCATCAAGAACTTCTGGCAATACTAGAAATAATAGAGTTATTAAGGATGTAGAAATACCACCTAATGATTCTGTGATTATTATTGATGGTAGATTGGTCCTTGAAAGAACTGCAATTATCTCAGATTCAATTGTAATTGAAGGATCTCAAGCAGGAATTGTATCTGTTTATGATTGTCAATATGATCATACAACTGGATTGACTACAGTAACAACTGTAGGACCTCATAATTTTTCTGTTGGTGAGCAAGTTACAATGAGTGGATTAGCGTTTACTTGCAGCCAATCCACTGGAATTACTACAAACATTTTCCCAGAACCTCAAGTTGCATTTGTTGTAGATAGTGTTGGTGGTGGTGGAACTGTATTTGAAACTACTGCAGGTACAGTAACTGGAATTGCTCATACATATTTAAGTGGAGGAGAAGTTGGACCACTTCAAATGGAATTCATCTGCAGCATCTTGGAAAATAGTACTGTATAACAATGACTAAGTATTTCAGTGGAAGAAAAACGGTAACACCTTTTTCTGGATTAAGTGCAGATAGGCACAGATATCTTGGGCTGGAGCAAGCAGAACCAAATTTAGGTTTTCCTGGGGAAAAAAATGTATCCATTGCTCAGACCTACTATTATCTTATTACTCCTGAAAATGGAACTGTATATGATAGATATTGGTTACAACAATCTCCTGCTAATCTTGTAAATGGAATTTCAATTTTTGATGAAGGCATTTTAGTTGGAACTGCAAATAGTGTTTCTAAAATAGATTTTGTGGGGGCAGCGATAACTGCTACTGCATCTGGAACTATTTCAACAGTTACTGTTTTTGCTCCAGGCAAAAATGGAGAAATATTATATAATAATCTTGGAGATATTCAATCTACTCCAAATATTATTATAAATTCAAATTTTGTTGGCATAGGAACCACAATACCAACAGAAAGTTTAGACGTAAGTGGAACTATAAGAATTCGTGGAGGTCTTTATGATTATTACAATCAAGTTGGAGTTGCAGGATCTCTTTTAATTTCAACTGGCGCTGGTGTTTCTTGGGCGAGTGTCAGTGAAGTTGGATTAAATGGCCCTCAAGGTTTTCAGGGAGTTCAAGGTGCTCAAGGTGCTCAAGGTGCTCAAGGTGTACAGGGTGCTTTAGGTCCTCAAGGTTTTCAGGGAGTTCAAGGTGCTCAAGGAGTTCAGGGTGCTTTAGGTCCTCAAGGTTTTCAGGGAGTTCAAGGTGCTCAAGGAGTTCAGGGTGCTTTAGGTGCTCAAGGTTTTCAGGGAGTTCAAGGTGCTCAAGGAGTTCGGGGTGCTTTAGGTCCTCAAGGTTTTCAGGGAGTTCAAGGTGCTCAAGGAGCACAAGGTGCTCAAGGAGCACAAGGAGTTCAAGGTGCTCAAGGAGTT